CCAGAATCCCAATCACAAACTTCCACAAGATCTATTCCCTGCACCAATCAAGGTGCAACACGCTGATCAGAACTGGTCATTCTTCCAGCCATTTGACACCCATCAATTGGCACAGTGGGGCCAAGCTGTACGTAACTGCGTAGGTAATGCCAGCAGTTACGCCGAAGGTGTACGCAAGAAACAACACTTTATTGTGTTGTGTATGGTTGATGGTGCACCACGCTTTACCATCCAACTCGAAGTCAATATGGGACTCATGAGTGTCAAACAGATTGTTGGGATGCACAACTCCAGGCTGACGGAGACAGACCGTGATCTGTACTCAGCAGCTTTCGGCAAAGCTTTACAAGCTCAAGAAGAGCGTCTAAAGTCCGAAGCAGAAGCCGCCTGACCAATGCCTAAATCACGTTCTGATGAGGGGCTCGTAGTCACTTACGATGAAGAGTCCCTTACTTTCTCGTTTGATTGGAATCCTAAAACTCATCCTGAGTACAACTTTCTTGAAGAAATGACTTCAAGTGAGTTGCTAAAAATGCTTACACACTACCTTGAATTGACTGATGAAGAAACAAAACAACAACGCTCCTAAGTTCTCTCCGGGAGATAGAGTTGCTGAACGTCCAAAAGCATCTGCAATTCCAGGATTGCGGCCTGAATCAATTAAACGTACAGCACAGTACAGAACACAACGTTATGGAACTGTGATAGAAACAATTACAAAAGAATCTAAAACAAGAACAAACAAAACAACCATGTTGACTTACATCCGTGTTCTATGGGATGGCATGCAATCGCCATCTGACCACGCACAAATGAGGATTTGCCTTGAATCAGATCTGCCCCAGGTGATTGATGAGTACTGCGCTGTTATCGGAGGCTAATCTAATGTCAATCAGGAACATGAAAAAAGACAGACTTACTGATGCAGTCTGTGATTACTTAGATGAAAAAGAACTCATGGAATTTCTTACAGATTTAAAAAGCATTCTGCAAAAAGAAGAAGATAGGCTTACTGTGCAAATTGATATTTTTAAAACTGCAAAAACTTTGATTTTTGATTCACTTGTATTCACTGAAAAGCCAATCGATGAAACCAAAGATTCTACCTTTGATTGAAGAATGTGTAGAAAATGGCGCGACGAGAGGTTATCATCGCGCTTATAAATATACAGAAAATCCAGGAGTAGAACAAATTCTTGATTCAATTTCTGAATGCATTATGAGTGAATTCCATGAACGTTTTTATTTTGATCAAAAGGAGTACCAGGAATGACTAACCAACACCCAATCACCCCACCGCCTGAGCTGGTGCAGCAGTGGGTGGGCAACGCCTACCTATCAGATGTGCACCACAACGAAGAAGACTGGGCGTACGAACAACACATCGCCACCCGCGCCGCCCAATGGGGCGCCGACCAGGAGCTGGAGGCGTGCGTTGGATGGCTCGACCGAAATGATTACTTCGACTCTGCAGGTGAACTCCGCGCCGTCAGACGCCCCAAGCCGCCGAGCTTGAAGGAGCAGGCGCTGGAAATCTTGCAAAGGCTTTCTAAATATCAAGAAGATTCTGATTGGGACACTATCCGCCGCGCACTGGAGGCGCTACCTGAATGACTGAACTATCACCACAAGCGCAGGCGGTACTAGATGGATTTCGTGCTGTGCCAACTCTTATGGATAGACCGTCTATTGCCGGTGCCCTGAAAGCTGCTGCGGATCAGGTAGTGCCGGCCAACGGAAGCCGTAAGAACAACGAGATCCGCGCCGAACTCCTCGCCATCGCCGCCGAGCTGGAGGGTGGCAATGACTGACTTTCGTGCGCTGTGCGTCGAGCTGCTCCAATTTGGAGATCAAGCAGGAGAAATTGCAGCAAATGAAGGACTGTGGCCGGATTGCGACCCAGGCCCTGATTGGCTGCTAGACCGAGCCCGCGCCGCCCTGGCCCAGCCTGAGCCGCAGGGGCCGACGGATGAGGAACTGTGTAAGTTTTTCCGTGCAAATGATGATCTAATGCGACACTGTGAGGCGGGGACTGATTGGGATGAGCCCTTGATGACGGAGCATGAGTTTCCGGCGGTTGCCCGCGCCGTCCTCGCCCTCTGGGGCCGCACCGCCACTACCGGAGAACAACAATGACTGAATCCAATTTCCGTTCGCTGTGCCAAGAGCTGATGGATGCCATCGACTCTGGTATTCCTCGTGGACGTATCAAACAATCGCCACTTGCTGTTCGTGTTGACGCCGCGCTGGCCCAGCCCGAGCCGCAGGGGCTAATGCCCGAAGTAGATGACATTCTGCGTTTGGCTGCAATCATCCGTAGGGTTGACGGCAACCACGACAAAGGCGCTGCTGCGTTGGCGGAGGCAATCTTGAGCCATCCCGACAGCCGCTGGCAACACGCCCAGCCCGAGCCGCAGGGGCCGACGGGCCGCCCCACTATCGAGCCGGTGCCGGTGAGCGATCCGCCGGGGCCGGAGGATTGCGATGCGGAGGGGAGGTGTTGGTGGTTTTCACCTCCAGCCTGTGGGCCTAACACGATCCGTCCGTGCTGGACTTTTGACTCGGAAACTCTGGAAGGGGACACCCACTGGCTGCCCCACTGGGCGCTGCCGGTGCCTGCACCCGCCAACACTATTAACCAGGAGGACTAATGGCCATGGAAATCCAAACACTTCGCGGCAACTTTTCTCAATTCAGCAAAGGCTTGTCAATTCGCGTATCAGACGGAAATGCAACGCTTGATACTTACATTGACCACAAGAAATTGCGAGCTTTTGCTGCCATGCTTGTTGATATTGCCGATGACGCACTTTCCAAGATTGGAGAAGAAGCTCAAGATTGCCAATCGAAACTACGCGACTGTTTTAATGATCTGCAAAGCGGCGATTGGAAAGCGCCCCTTGTCGAGCCGGTGCCTGGGGTGGAGGGTGCCGATGCTTAACATCCTGCTCGCCCTCACCCTGCTGCTCGCCCTCGGCGCAGCGGTTGAACTAAGTGTGATGATGATTTTTGTTAAGTTACTACCACTGTTGCTTAGGTTGCATTAATGAAATGTCGTCAATGTAATAGCAAGAACACACGTGTTACTTGCACTGATCACTTTGATACATTTACTAAGCGTTACTGCCGATGCCTTGATTGTCATTCAAAGTTTCGAACTGTTGAGCATTACGAAAAACCAAAACCTGGGCCCTTAAAAGGCTTACCTAGAGGTGGCAACATTGCCAAAGGCTCTGCTCATGGTAGTGCAATTCTTACTGAAAAGAATATATTTCAAATTCGAAATTTGTATCAAGAAGGTAAAACTTACAAGGTAATTGCAGAAAAATATGGTATTTCAACTTCTTATGTTTCAAAAATTGTTAATCTTAAAGCATGGAAACACTTGATCTAAACGAAACTCCTATTCAAGCATGTGGAAGTTTTGATCCTTTGATTGATGAATACGCGCTGACCGTCACCAGTGGTTCTCTTGTTGTTACTTTTGAATTTCTAAAGAAAAAAGACATTGAGCACCTGATCTCATGTCTTTCTTGTATGATTGCTACCGAAGAAGAACCTAACTGAAATGACTGCTGTCAAACTCACTTGGTGCACACCAAACGCAGAAGAAATGATTGTGCACATGGCGCGTGTCAGTGCACCTAAAAATCAAGGAAACATTGAAACAGCGCCTAAACTTCTTCGTTATCTCATCAAACACAAACACCTGTCTCCTTTTGAGATGGCAAACATGTGTGTAGAAATTAATACAACCAGAGCAATTGCTCCTCAAATTCTTCGTCATCGCTCATTCTCCTTCCAAGAGTTTAGTCAAAGATACGCAGATACAACTGAGATTGGTAACGCTGTAATGCCACATTTGCGCAGACAAGATTTAAAAAATCGTCAAAACTCTATTGATGATCTTGATACTGAACAGATTAGCCAGTACTACAGAAGAATGAGTCAACTCTTTGAAGATGCTGAACATCTTTACAAGGAAATGACAAGCAGCGGTATAGCAAAAGAGTGCGCCAGGTCGGTGCTTCCTCTTGCAACACCAACGCGCCTCTACATGAATGGTTCGTTGCGTTCCTGGTTGACGTACATCGCTCTCCGGGAAAAACACGGAACCCAGATGGAACACATGATCATTGCAAAAGATATCAAAACCATTTTTTGCGGTCAATTCCCAACCATCGCTGACGCCATAGGCGGTGAAGAACCTTGGGAAATTTAAATTACGTACCAAAAACATAAGATACAGGTCAACAACAATTGATTAACTGCCTGGGCACCGAAAGGATAAGTCCCAGGCTTCGTTGTATTTACACGCACAACCAGATGGACAACGCAGTAACTGCACCAGCAAAACTTCCTAAAGTTCCAGATAAAGCTTTGGAAGCATTAAAGGAAGGAATTCAATCAGTCCTTGATTCCAAAGACTGGTCTGGATTTCTTACCGCAATCAGACGTATCCACAGCTACAGCTTCAACAATCGCATGTTGATCATGCTGGGACAATCCAAGCGTGGCTGGGATTTATCTCCGTTTGTTGCAGGTAAAACAAAATGGAACACTGAATTCAATCGCCAACTAAAAGAAGGCGAATACATCAAACCAATTTGGATTCTTGCTCCTGTTCTCATTGATAAGCGTGACGACAATGGCAATACCATTCGGAAGCCAGATGGTTCTACGGAAAAGGTCCCGATTCGTTTCCGTGGCGTACGAGTTTATGACCACCGTCAAACTCACGGTGATCCGATCCCTGAACCTGACACAGAAAAAATGATGTCTGAATTGACTGCAGACATTTCAGAGCAAGTAATGAATGGGATGGTCAACGTTGCTACAGCAAGATCTATTAACGTCGAACAAGAAATTTCAAAAGGTAACATGGGCGGCGCACACGGACGCTGTTGGTTCTTGAATCAAGGTCGCGCCAGCAAGATTGAAATCTTGGAAGGTCTTAACCTTGCAACGCGTGTCAGTGTCATGGCTCACGAGCTAGGCCACGCTATCCTCCACAACCGTGATGAGTACCAAGAACACGACTCCGCATCAATCAAAGAACTTGAAGCAGAGTCCGTGGCGTATCTTGTTTGTTCTCATTACGGTGTGGATCTTGGTAGTCGCAGCTTCCAGTACATTGTTCATCACAACACTGCATCTGATGATGTCGTCGCGGATCTCCTGAAGTCAGGTGACAGGATCTTCAAGGCGTATGCTGAAATCACAACGGTCGTAGACAAGCACCTGGAAACGTTTAACCTGAAACCTGTGGTACATTAGTCCGGTCCGGCCGGACCCAGTGGCCACTGGTAACGCAGCTATCCTCGTCAATGGCTGTGTTAAAAGAGGAGTCACCGTTGAGTTGAAGCAACGGTGAAGCCAACATAAAGTAAGCGAGACAGCAGGCCTACCTGCCGTTAAAATCCGTGCATCCGGAATCTCGCTCACTTTTTTGTAATGAAACTCCAGGCTGATCTTTTTCCTTTTCTTACAACGCTGGAAGATAACTGGCAAGTAATCCTTGAAGAACTGGATAACATTCTTTACAACGAAGTTGAATCAAATAAAAGTTACTTTGCACCCTGGCATGAAACAGACATCTACAACGGAAGCTGGGATGTCTACGGTCTCTATTCTTTTGGAGACAAACTAGACAGTAACTGTAAGTTCTGCCCCAGGACTACAGAAATTGTTGAACAGATTCCAGGTCTTGTAACTGCTGGGTTTTCTGCTCTTGGTTTGAATACACACATCAAACCGCACGTCGGCTACACAAATGAAGTGTTGCGCTGTCACCTTGGTTTAATGGGGCCACAGCTCCACAAACCAGAAAAGATCAAGAATCCCTGGCTTAGAGTTGGTATCGCACCAGAAGACATGCTTCCTGCTTGTGGACTGCGAGTGGACGACAAAATTCTGCAATGGGAACCAGGCAAAGCTTTTGTGTTTGATGACACGTACGAGCATGAAGCCTGGAACTACGGCGAGCGCACGCGGTTTATTCTCCTTATCGACTTTAAGAAGAACGAATTTTCTGCTTTGCTTTGAGGGTGGGACTGCACCGTGATCATCGGTACAGTCCGTCAGTTACCAGACAAGGGAAGCGATAAAAACCTTGTCTCCCTCTAGAATAAGGCCCTGTCATCGCTCTTCTTCAGGCCCCAAGCAAATCTAACATGCACACAATGATTAATCTCTCTGAGCACCTTGAAGATGCTATACAGTATCGAAACTATTTATTAACACTACCTTGACTGATCTTTCTTCTCCACCCCCGTTGGTATAATAGTATCTATGTGCTTATTGAAAATGTACTGTGGCTACCCTGACAAAACCTAAGTTAATAGGATGTGTTTCCAGTGATTCCGGCTGCCTCTCTGTGTTGGATCCTGCTCATCTCCAGGTATCTGAAACTGGTTCAATCAACTTTCCAAAGTGGAACCTCTATACTTCTTTTGAGACTGAAGTCGGGGACGGAGAATTTACCGTCTTTGAACAACGTGACAACAAAGGAAGACTTCGTCGCATCGTTATTGAATTGGAATGAAGATCGTTGATCCGGCAAAAGAACCTAATCGTTGGTTGGAAGCAGTACTTTTGGACATGCTAGAAGAAGGTACGCCTGAATCAAAAAAGATGCTTGCAGACGGCATACGAATGCTGTCTAACTGGATAGAACCAGGCTTAATAGATCAGTTATTTGGTCACTGGGTAGAGCGTTACAACCAGCTTTTGGCCGAACACGAAAAGTCTCAAAGTAGTTCTCACCAACAGTATTCATCAACAGATCTTCTGGCGTAATAGGAGCAATATCAAACAGCTTTCGCACAGGATCATCTACGTAAGGCGGCCTGTACCAAAGAAATTCCAGCTTGTTGTAATCAATAACCCATTCAGAATGGTGCCGATGCCAGCGGCTCCAGGCGTGGAACTGACGCTCAGGGTCTCTTGAAGTGCAGTCCAGCACAATTCCGTCGCCAGGTTCAATGTGCCAGCGCAAACGAAGAACCTCCTCAAAGCCACGACGGATTGCTTTTAATCCAGAGCGGCCAACCAGTTGCTTTGTTACTGAGCGTGAACGTTTGTTCTTACGCTTTTTATACCAATCATTAAGTTGGCGTGAAGATTTACCGATGCAGAATCCCACATTCCACATATAAAACCCAGGTTGATACTCAACTAAAGGTTCCAGAAAGACTTTACAGAGTTGCCCTTCCACTCGGAATGTAGAGCTTGTAAACTTGCGGCAAACTCGGTAACTCATTTTGGAAGAACTCCTAAAGCTAATTCAGTCAGACCCCGAACTGTGGGACATCGTTGAGCAATTGAAGCACCAGGATGAGGATCTTGTTGACTTCCTACTCAGCGTAGCTCAAATGCTTTCGATTGAGTTCGAAGAAATGCACAGGACAGATCTCAGTGACAAGCTGTCTGCTCTTTTTGGTGGCCTGCCTGAAAAAGCTTTTGTCATGGTTCCTCTGTTTCTGCACATTGCTCTTGACATCTTCTTAATGAGAGCAATCCCTGATGCAAAGTCTATCCGGGATTGAACAATGCAAATCGGTTACGTACTATGCTCTCCAGATCTGAACCGTATTCTGTGTCTGGATAACAAGAAGCAAGGTGTAGAACTTGTTGAAGTTAAAAGCACCAAAGAAATCAACAGATCGATCTGTTTATCTGATCTAACAGAAGTCAAAAATGTTTACGAAAGACTTCGTGAAGCTGGTCTCGTCCAGGGCTTGGACATTGTTAACGTGGCAAAGCTCTACAAAAAGTTCTATTGAGTTGGTATTGACATGAGTCCACTGCGAGTCGTGCTAGACGTAGAGACCAACGGTCTGCTGCACGAGCTTGATCGTGTGCATAGCCTTGTCCTGCGTAACATCGATACAGAAGAGGTTTACAGCTGCACTGATCAACCTGGTTACCTTCCTGTCGCCAGGGGGTTGGCGCTGCTGTCAGAGGCCACGCAGATCGTTGGCCACAACATCATCTCCTTTGACTTCAGGGCAATACAAAAGGTATATCCCTCATTTCAGATGAGGCAAGACTGCGACATTTACGACACCTTGGTTGTCAGTCGTGTGCTGTGGCCTGAGCTGGAACCTGTTGATCGGCAAAAGTTTGCTCACATTGCATCTAAATACATTGGTCGTCATTCCCTGGCTGCCTGGGGTGAACGACTCGGTGTAGCCAAAATCAAGTTCCAAGAAGAAAGTAAGAAGGATCCAGATGTCGATAATGTCTGGGATGTATGGAGTGATTCCATGCAAACTTACTGCGAAGGTGACACTCTGGTCTCCTTAAAGCTGTACGAATACTTCCAGACGCAGCCACTGGATCCTCGTTGCCAAGAACTGGAACATGAATTTGCTAAGGTCATGGCCAGGCAAGAGCAATTTGGTTTCCCGTTTGACGAAAAGAAAGCGTTTGCTCTCGTCAACATGCTTAAGGTAAAGCGTGATGAGATCAATGACAAACTTCAAGAGGTGTTCCCTCCGGTCAGGACTGAGCGGTGGTCAAGTAAGACTGGAAAACGCCTGAAGGATCACGTTGAAGTATTCAATCCAGCATCCAGACATCAGACATCAACACGGCTTACTCGTAAATATCCCGAGATCATGTTTGGTGTTACGGAGAAGGGCTCTCCGAAAGTTGATGACGACGTACTAGAAACACTAGGTGAAAAGTATCCAGAAGCAAAACTGCTTGCAGAATACCAGCTGCTTAACAAACGCCTGGGTCAAATTGCAGAAGGAAAAGAAGCGTGGTTAAAACACAGTCAAAAGTATAAAGATGGAAGGATACATGGTAGTGTAAAAACTAATGCTTGTGTCAGCGGTAGGTGCAGTCACGTATCTCCGAACATGGCTCAAGTTCCCAGTGTTGGTCATCCTTATGGAGCTGATTGTCGTGCTCTCTTCTATGCTCCTGATTCTTGGCGTCTGGTGGGTGCTGATGCTTCTGGACTCGAACTCAGAGCCCTAGGCGCTTGGCTTGCTCACTTCGATGGCGGTGAATATGCCAAGCTTGTTAGTACTGAAGGTTTTGATATTCACACCTACAATGCTAAACTTTTTGGCATCTATGATGGCAACGAAGATATAACTAAAGCAACAAGAGATCTTTCAAAGAGGCTTATTTATTGCATCCTATATGGCGGCGGTTCAAAGAAAACAGGATCAATTGTTTCTCCAGGTTTAAGTGAGACAAAGCAATATGAAGTCGGTAAAGCAACTATTGATACGTTTTATAGAAACCTTCCGGCTATTAAAAGACTTAAAGATAAAATCGAAGAGCGCATTGATGCTCGCGGTTACCTTGTTGGCATTGACGGCAGACGGCTACAGATTCGCTCTAAGCACTCGGCTCTTAACCAGCTCCTGCAGTCGACGGGTGCAATCTCAGTAAAAAAAGCTACAGTTATTTTGTATGATGCTTTAAATAATGAAGGTCTTAAGTGGGGAGAAGATTATGCTTTTGTAGCGCACATTCATGATGAAGTACAGGCAATGGTTCGTCCTAAGTATACAGAATTGTATAAGAAATTGGCTATTGATTCTTTCCGTAAATCAGGTGAGTACTTTCAGTTGCTTTGTCCTTTCACTGGTGAAGCTAGGGAAGGACAGAACTGGATGGAGACTCATTGACTAAAGACTCAGGTTGCTCTTTTTGTTTTTTTCTGTTCTTAAGCTTGTTTTTGACTGCTCTAATTACTCTACCTTGCGCAACAGACATTAAACCTTGGGCTGCAGGTGCCAATAAATAACTCAATGGTTGCATTAACGATGTAGATGCAGGAGATTCAATTCCTGCTGTTTTTAAATACTGTCCGCCAATCCTTGTAGCATTTATTTCAGAAACAATTTTTGGTAAGTGTAAAGCATAAGAAGCAAGCATACCTTTGGCAAATGCTCCTCTATTTGTTTCTGCTTTAGCACTTAAAGCAGCGGCTGCATAAGGAGCGGCGCCAGACAGAACACCGCTTGCTAATTGAGAAGGTCCTGCAAACTTTTGATAATCTTGTGCTCTATGTCCAAGCTCGTGAGCAAGAATAAAATCCGTTGTTTGCGGACCAGTTACAAGCATTCCTTGATTATTTGGGATACCTGTTGCAATGTATTTAGAAGCTAAATGGGGTATATATGCACCAGCTTCAAAGTTTTTTGGCAAACCTGGAATGTCTTTTGGAGAAACAACAAAAGGATCTGATAAACTTGTTGCTGCTTTGTGCACATCTACGATTTTTTGTCTTAATGCATCTCCTTCTGGTGTATTAATGTTTGTATGTAAACGGCTGTTGTGTGTCATAAAGGCGTTGTTTACGCCCATTATTCCCAATCCCGTTCCCATTCCAGCTATCTGAGTAACTAAAGCAAATCGCTTGTAGCCACCTTTCTTTTTCTCTTCTTCTTGTGTTCCTGTAGTTGTTAATTCCATATCGTTAACTTAATTGTTGCAATTAAGGTTCCTACCAGGCAGCTGATGATGTAAACAATCACTGGGCGGTTGTTCATTTTTTGTTAAGCAGGAGGGAATCCTTCGTCAAGATTCGGAATAGCAGTTGTGGTCGGTTTTACACTTCCCATTGTCTGGTATTTTTTGTTTCCAGCTCCAAGACGTTCTTCAATAAAGTTCCTCAAGAATTCCTCTGTTACTGCATTGTCTCTGTTCATTTCTTTTTACCTCCGTTTTTTGCTTTCTTGGCAGCAGCATTGCCAGCATTCTGCTTGGCATTTGCTGACTGTGTTTTCTTGTTTGTAGCTTTTGCCATTTTAATACTATTTTCCTCTTGCCATCCTACCAAAAGCAACTACACTGGTTGCGCTCCACCCAAAACCATGGAACCTCAGCGTATCAACGACATCAAAAAATCCCTTCACGACATGACCATGGAGGAGCTTCAGGAAATGTCGGATGATCTCGGTAATCTCATTGCAGTCTTGGTTACGCGCCAGGTCGCAATTGAAGACACAATCCTCGATCGCCTTGAGGCTGCATTCAGTAAATGACTCCTCAAGAAGAAAAGTGGCACATCCGTTTCTTGCGGTTAGCTGCTGAAGTTTCTACCTGGAGCATCGATCCATCAACGAAAGTCGGTTGTGTCCTGGTAAAAAACAAAAGAGTTATTTCAACAGGATACAACGGCTTTCCTAAAAACATCAGCGATAGCTTTGATCGTTTGATGGACCGTGAACAAAAGTACGAAATTACTGTTCATGCAGAAGTTAATGCTGTCACAACAGCTGCACTCCACGGTGTCAGTACTGAAAACTGTACTGCTTACGTCACTTTCTCTCCATGCAGTCGCTGTGCTTCTGTACTTGTTAACGCTGGTGTTACTGCCGTCTACGTTGCGGGAGGCAGTGTTATTCCTGACCGTTGGTTAGATAACTTCATACTAGCCAGCAAGATCCTGGCAGAGGCCAGGGTAAAGTACAAAGTCGTCGACGCTTCTCAACCTCTTCAATTGCCATGAACCTCATCTTTGCTTCTGCTTTTTACGTCGGAGAAACTTTTACAGACAGTGGTCTGCGTTTTATGCAACTCACTATCCCTTCAACTGGGAAGAATGCGGCTCCGGTACCTCTGTATGTTGTCCCCAACAAAGCTGCAGGTGAAACATTCGATGCATTCGCTCCAGGGTGTAACCTCCTGGTAAGTGGTCGCCTCTACCCAAACCGTAACGACTACAAGATGTATGTCGTACCAAACCAACCCCTTCAGGTTGTCGCTAAAGAAGTAAACGTCAACCAGGTAAATCTTGCAGGCGGTGTTGGTTACATCGCAGAACAAAAGATGGAAGATCTCTACAGTTTCTCGCTGATGTGTAAAGCTCCCTCCCAGGCAATCCTCAACCACTCCTGGCAGGACAGCATGGGTTTCCGCGTGGAAAGCTGGGGTGACGACGCTAAGCGGCTGAACAACTTGCTCTACGTCGGTCGCCAGATGGCTTTGGCTGGTTCGCTTCGTTACAACACCTGGCAAGCTCAGGACGGTTCTCATCGCGCCACATACCAAGTCAGGGTTCGGGCGTCACAGTACTCCCTCTTTGGTAAAAATCAAGCCAAGGACACGCAGCAAGCAGCCCCTGCACTGCCTGTTCAGCAAGGGGGAGAGGTCAGAACCGTTGTGGCAGCAGCGCCCTCATCCTTTGAAGAGACCGTTGACCCGCCGTTCTGATCCATAAGATAAAGTAATGAATGATGGGTGGGACAGGGTGTCCTACTCGACTACGCTTGCACAGGTGGAACCGGCTGCAGTTGCTTCGGCTGCAGCTTTTCATCCTTGGGCCGACGCCGGTGGTGGCTTTAAACCATCCGCTGTTCAGGTTTAACTCCTGTTCCAAGGACAACTGCCCACTTACAAAAGACATGTCTGTTCTCGACCGTTACCTAAACACTGAAAAGTATCAAGGTGAAATGCGTGATCTGGTTAATGCCCAGATCCTCAATGACAAAACTCAGTGTGGTCTCTTCTTGAAAGATACTGCACTTGCACGTATCGGCTGGTCTGGAAACGCTAAGCAGTTTCCTAAAGCTGAAGAGTACGTCCACACGTACAACAATGGCGACAAGAACGAAGGCATCTTCTTTAAGACGCCGCGCATGGTGGTTCTCCACTGTGGTTTCCGTAAAGATGTAACCTTCATCGAAAACTCTGATAAAGGTGGCATCGAAGGTCTCTACCCCAGGGATTCATTTCTGTATGACGATTGGGAAGCTGCTAACCCCAACAAGCCAAGCCCCTACAAGCGTCGTCGCCTTGTACTGATCTTCCTGGTGGACGCAAACGGTGTAGCTGTGCACAAAAAACCGTTGATCCTTTCGATTCACGGCGGTGCATCGAACCTGTTCTGCGACGCTTACTCCACGTTCATCGAGCAGCTTGAATCTGCTTTTGCTGATCGTATGGGTCTTAAGTCTGCTGCAGGTTTTGACCCCAAGCAAACTGCCGCTGCTATCTTCACTCCGACATTTGGCTCGCAGCTCTACGGCGGTGACAAAGCCAAGTCTTGGATTGCTTATCCCGAAAAGTGGGTGACGCCTACTGCTGAAACCGTGGAAGATTTCTTCCCCAAAGCAGAAGATGACATCGATTTCATCGAGAGCGTCTGGGAAACCTGCCCTCCTGAAGTGTACGCCTCCAGCTTCTTCAAGCAGTGTGAAAAGGAGATTGGCTATCACGCCATCAAGCCGGGTCTTGACTTCACCCTTCCGCCCGTTGAGTCCTCAAAAAACTCCCGTGTTCTGCTCGGGGCCAGGGATGAAGACACGGGTGAAATCACCCTCGACTGATCGTTGACTGTTGTTTATGGCCGGGCCGTTTGGTCCGGCTTTTTTCGTGGCTAGCAAATTATCTGAGATCAAGAAGCACCTAAAAAAGTATGGGTGGCTCCTAGTAAAAAACGGAACAAATCATTTCATCTATGGCAAAGATGAAAAGATGATCCTTATACCAAAAGGCAGGAAGATATACTCCAGGAGTTATAAGCAACTCCTGTGGAAGATTGAAGGTAGGACTGATGTCAGTAAAGAGCGTCAGCTCAGTTTTGATATCGAGTCTTAATTACATCAGCTTCTAGGTTTGCAAGCCTTTTAACCAGGCCACGAATCACTCCTTGACGGAGAACTGCTAAATGCAAAAGCTTCAACGCACCTAGCTTGATTTGTTCTATGTCAGTTACAGCTTCAATTTCTTTTGTGAGTTTTGCAATCAAAAACTCATCTTCAAGTGTTGACTCAAAGTTCATCGCGTCAAACGGAACTTCAGTCAGCTCAAACTCAGACATTGTCTTTGAGCATAATGCCCAGTCTACATAGTTCACGCCTTGCTTGTGTTACCACGTATACAAAAAACATGAACAGCGCACTCACTCTTGAATCCAGCAACGGTAAAACCGGTCCCATTGCAGTCAGCACAACCTCAAGAACTAGCTGTGCTCCAGGGTGCCCGCTGTCTGGTGTAAACGGCTGCTACGCAGAGGCTGGTTACTACACCAGGATGCACTGGGATGCTGTAACAGCGGGTACACGTGGTCAAGGTCCAGTAGATTTCATCAACCGCGTTGCTACCCTGCCAGTCGGTTCATTGTTTCGTCACAACGTTGCTGGCGATCTGTGGCCTGGTGTCAGACCAAACCTGATCGATGGCGTCAGGCTCACCATGCTGGCTGAGGCTTCTCGTCACCTGACAGCTTGGACCTATACGCACCACGAAAGAAACCTGGAAAACCTGGCTGCAATCAGAGCTGCACTCCGCAGAGGGTTCACCGTCAACCTTTCGACCGAGTCCAAGAGGGATGCAGCCACCTTCTACAAGCGTGGTTATCCGGTTACCTGCGTCGTACCTGCGGATTCCCCCAGGTCGTTTAGGTACAAAGAGACTCTGTTCAGGCAGTGCCCAGCAACGGTAGAAGGCTCGACGGTAACGTGTGCAACTTGCGGTGGCGCTAAGGGTAAACCCCTGTGCTCCCTGGCAAACCGTAATTTTGTCATTACTTTTCCCGTCCACGGTTCCCGCTCGAAAGCTGCAGCGTTGCAGTGCAGTTGACTCTCCGTTTGCAGTGCAGTTGACTCTCCGTTTGCAGTGCAGTTGACTCTGCGGAGGAAAAACCTAGACTGTCACTGCAATCTCGCCTTGTCCTAGGATGGCTAGCAAGTCCCTGAGCGGCTCACCACATAAAGATGGGGTGCCAAAACGCACCTCGATCGGTCACGGTCGACGTAAGCGCGGCTCATTCAAGGTCCGCAGCCAGAAGAAATACCGGGGACAAGGTCATTGATTCTGAAACCACAACGTATGTCTGACTCTTCTTCTTCTAGTTCTGGTGGAACTGGATTCATTGGTCTTTTGCAAGTTTTGTTTATCGGTTTAAAGCTGACCAATTACATTACTTGGCCATGGTGGCAAGTGCTTTTGCCAACCATCATTGGTTTATCTCTAGTTGGTATTCTTCTTTTGTTTGCGCTACTTATTATTTATTTACCACGCAAATAAAGTCCAACGGTCCTGGGCATGACCTAAAAAGGCTCACACACAACACCACCCACCATGTCTACAGTTGTATCTCAACTGACGACTGCACAACAGCTGATCTACAGCCGTACTCGCATCGTCAACTCCACATCAAGGATTAGCCCTGAATTGTATGGCAGCCTTGAACCCAGAGACATCCTTTCAATCTCCCTGCAAGGAGACAAAGTTCACTGCCTACTTGCAGATGGAGAGATTGCAGTTGATCGCTCAACTGTTATTGCCAACTTCTGGGAGTACAGGACACGTACACCCTCGTTCTTTGACTACAAGATTTGGCGCCAGGTAGAAAATCCGGAGGGGTTTTCAGGTGTTGCAGTTGGTGCAATTAATTATTCAATGATTCCAAACCGCATTGCCGTTGATCGACACGGGGTCCGCAAGCTTTACTTTGTTAACGAAAACGAGAAGCTGTGCACCTGTGGTTCCTGGCAACAACTTAATGAACACAAGTTGGAACTGGAAAAAGAGTTTAAAGAGCACGGTCAACGTTGCTTTGAACCTACCTGTAAGCACTTAAGGTGGGCTGAAGCCAACACCAAGCTGCAGGCGCTGCGTTACCTGACAAAAGATAACAAGGGAGAATACAACCCACGGCTTTGTGTTTACACTTTTGATCACCGCCGTGGCATGCTTCTCTATCGCATCACCTATGACGGAGTAAAAAGTAAAGGTCAATGGTTTCCAGTTGAAGGCTGGAAAGAAAAAGAAGTCTATGGAAAGAGCGGTATTCCTAGCGGAGAATGCTGGGATACTTTCTTTTCTGCTCTAAGTCAGACTGAACCATTCAAGCTTGTCAAGTTTTCGCACGGTGTTGCAAGCTTGATGAACAGCACACGTTCCAAAAACTGATTACCCACGAACACATCATGGCTGACAAACAGAGTTACATTCAATTGGCAGAATCCGTTCAGCACATTACTTTTCTCAAAGATTTTCCTGACGCCAGTGAAGATGAGAAGGCTGAGCTGGAGGCGCACCTCAAGGATCTTGCTTCCAGGCAAGAGTCCAAGTTTGATTCAATCATTGGATTGATCAAGAAGTGTGATGCTTATATAGATGCATTGCAGAGTGAGCTTGATGAGATTAAAACAAATCTTGATGCTTGGAAGAAGAACAAGGAGAAGATTACGAACATTATTAAGTTTGCTTATCAACAGGATCTGATTGGTGGTACGCCAACAGGTGTTAAGTATCAAGCAACTATTAAGCGCGTTAAACCTAGGTTGGTTGATAACTTTGAGCACTGGAGCGATGCGGAAAAAACGGAGTACGGACTGCGTAAAACAACGACCGTTACACGGATCAAAGATGACGTTGTTGTTGACGTTAAGCAGGAGGATCTTCCTGATAAAACACGAGTCAGGGAATCGTTGACTGCGGATGACGGGGCTGCTCCAGTGTCGTCCCAGCTTGTTCCTGGGTTTGCGTTTGTGTACGAACGTCGTAAGAGGTTGACAAACTGATAAGATAAAAAGCGGGTGCGCGTCAGGCACATAGCCTGAAAGGCGGCCCTTGCTAAGTCCTGGGTTTCCAGGCCAGGGGGATGGCCTCCCCTGCTCGAAGGGTGCAACAAGGAACGTTGCATTAAACGAAGGATCCCCTCAGCCACATCGTAGAAGCACTGTTAAGGTGATCGTGGGTGGACATCCTCGCCCTACATTTAATCTGTGTTAATCATGCCTCAAAAGAAACCCGGCGACCCCGGCCTTTACGCAAACATTCGAGCTAAACAAGAGCGCATCAAGCAAGGCAGCGGTGAAACCATGCGCAAGCCTGGCGAGAAAGGCGCTCCAACAGAAAAAGCATTTAAGGATTCCGCTAAGACTGCAAAGAAAAAGTAAGTAAAACGATTTCCTAACACTGCTTGTCGTTGCAGGGCTTCTGTGGTTACGCTGTACGCGGACACCGGAGCCCTCAATGACCGAGTTTTACGTTGAGAATTTTAAGTCTTATTCAGCGATTTTCAAAAAACACGCATGTTACATTGCGGAACTCATGGAGATCCTAGAAAATGCAATTGTTTTTAGGGGTATCCCGCCAGTGGGCAGAACAGAAAAACTGTTCAGGATAACCCTAGACCTGCTCTATCACGTCGACCAATCTTATAAGAAAAAGTATGAGATTGATGAGCCTGAGTTCAAGCTGACAACTTACATGAGTGAAGAAGATGTCATTGGTGCACTGCGAACTGCAATCAAAGAAGAACTTATTGATCTCAACGGTAACAACAATGGAACCAAATGAAAAAACGGAAACCAAGCGTTGGACACTTCCTGTTGATGAGGACGGTGTTCTTATCCTCCCAGATGAACTCTGGGCTGAGTTGGGGTGGAAAGAAGATGACTCCCTGGAATGGGTTGATCAAGAAGATGGTTCATTTCTTCTCGTAAAAGTTGAAGAAAGTGACGAGTAAAGATCAACCGGACTGGGTCTGCAACAACTGCAATGAACAGTTTGGAAAATGGTGGGTCGATGATCAATACATCGGCCCTTCTTCTTATTACGCCACGTACCACTCAGGTCCCTGTGAAGTCTGTAACCAAGTCAAATACGTTACAGAAGCCAGGGATTTTGGTTATCTCAGATCTGACTGGAAGAATTAGCGGCTGATCTCTTCGAAGTCCATCGAAGCGTAAATGTTTGCTCCATTTGAACTTGCAGCCGCAACTAACGTCAATTCATACGGCGTGCTAGTAAACGGTTCTCGTTCCAGCTGGAACTTAAACAACGCTTCTTTAAGGATGTCAATTGTGTTGCGGGATTGGTTGGATGCACTGGAGTAACCAGAAGCAAGGATGCGTCCGCTAGCAAACGATGTTCCTGTGATGTTGTACTCAACTGCAGAATCTACTCCGGCGCTTACCCACGTACCGCCTGTTGTTGTTCCGCTTGCAATGACTTGCCAGTTGTAGTTAGCGTTGTTTGTAATGCCCATAATTGAAAGGGCTGTAAGAATGACAATTGCATCTAAACGATTGGGAGAAGCTTTAAGGCGAATTGAGATTACAGGGTAGTAAGTTCCTGCTGTGGTTAAAGCATGAGGTGTAGTAATCGGAACGCTGATTGCTTTCTGAGCGCCACGTAATTCGTATCCTCCTTCTGATAAAACAGAAGAGCAAATTTGTTTTAGCGTACTGCTACTTGCTGTTGTTGCTGTGTTTTCAATCTCATAACGCAGCGGCAGAGAAGCAGTCGTAATGTACGTTGATGCAATTACGTTTGCATGTTGGAACACGTGGCAAGCAACAAACTTGCCGTCAATAACAAAACCCAGCCGCACACTGCCAAGACCTAACCACTCAATATCCATCCACAGGATTTGAGCTTTGGTAACATCCAAAGTCATTCCGGAGATCCCCGTTCCATCCAAGGGATCAAGGTTCCAGTTGGATTGAGAAACTCGTGTTTCAGTTACTGTTCCAGTAACAATGCTGCGTTCAACAAAAGAAAGGGAGTTAGCACCTGTGCCGTTTAGCTCCAGGTACATGCCATTGTCGTTGCCGTAATAGCCGACACGCTGTCTCAACCCTGTTTTGGCAGGGCTCATTACAAAAGTACTCAGCACCAGCAAAGATTTGCCGGGTTGGTAAGAAAAAACTTTGGTGGTTTCGCGGTAAACCCTGGAGCCAGATGTAGTCGTTACGGCTAAATCAACTAAACCTTGGTTGGCGTTAAACGTTGTTGTGCCACCAGATGCAGTAGACGTTGCCCACAGCCCGTTCTCCCGGTAACGATGGCTGGAATCAAACAGAGTCAAGGGCGTAGAAACCCGAAGGCGACCAAAAGAATCAATAGAAGAAGGTTGTGCTGCTGTACCAGAGTCAAGAATGACCCTCAGTGGTTCATCCAATAAACCGGATACCTTAACTACCTCGTAACGAGCTTCATCTCTTGGGTCAATAATTGTTGCCACGCCGCGCCTAAAAAACTATCTACTCAGTTTAACGGTTGCATTCCAGATTAGAAAGGTTAAGCTGTCCCTGTTACTACTTCCTGTCATGCGGGAATCTAAAAAGATCAGGTACAAGGGAAAGCCTTCTGAGATCCTGGAGTCTATCCTTTACGAAGGCTACGAAATTAAAAGTCTTAAGCACGGCAACACAGGCCACACTCTATACAGCTCGCCAAGCAAGGAATATGAGTGGGAAAACTGCTGGGGCATGGATCTTCAGACAGCAAAAAACAATGTGCTGAAGTACAACCAACACCTGACTGAAACAAGTTCGGTGCCAGGGTGAAACGCCCGTAGAATCAACACTGTATCGATTTTGTGGTAGCTGAGAAGTGGTTCGCCCGGTGATGACTGATCTCATGGATGACCTGGCAATGGACATCCATGCTTATCTTCTTGAAATTTCTACCGAATACCAAGGAAATAACTACGTCCTGATTCCAATTACGGATGTCGTTAAGAAGTTTCAACGGAATCACCGCACCATTCAGCGGCGCATTGGTGCGCTTAAAGATGAAGGGCTTCTTGTTCCTGTCATCCGCAAAAACACGATTGCGCTCTACCACGTTAAAGAACAGGAGGACCAACCATGACGGATAAGCCGAGTGATAGCAGTCATCTTGAAGCTCTTTCGTTCCTCCTTTCTTCTTTTACAGACAACGGCAGATCGCTTAGAGCATTTACAGCTAACCCTCAGGAACTGGCTATCACAATCTTGACTGCAGGTCTGCTTGCCAATTCAAAGCTGATGGTCAGCCCAGAGGATGCGGTCAAATGTGCTTTTGATATTCACTCCAGGATTCAAAGGCACGTGAGCCAGCATCAGTCGATGACGTTTGCAGCCAACATCGAGAACTGTTTTACGGGATCGCACCCTGAAGTTGAAGGCGATTGACGCTGTGACCTTCTCGGGATAGCAGCTTCATTGATCCTGCTGTTGCCTTTAAGGATTTTCTTAGGCTGCGGCACGCTGCTTCTGGATTGGTGTGGTCACCGCAGGTAAACGCGTCAATTGCTGCGTATCCGTGCTCAGGCCAGGTGTGAATTGAGAGGTGTGATTCGGATAAAAGGGCAACCGCAGTCACCCCCTGGGGTTCAAATTTATGGGAAACCATGCCCAAAAGCGTTGCGCCAGAAGCGTCTGCTGCTTGCGTCATGGCTTCCTTGATGAAGGCTTCATCATCGAGCAGGTTCGGATCGCCGCCCTGTAACTCGTAAATGCAATGCCGTCCTACAACACCAGGAACTTCATACACCTCTGCTGAACCATGCAATTTTCTCTCCATTTTACGCAGGGTGTATCGATCTAAAACGTAGACAGGCACTGGTTTAGGCGGTACCTTTTGTTGAACTGCTGCACCCTCATGCCCCCTGCGTTGCTTGAAATTCCTGCAGCAGTTCTTGGAAGAGAAGAACTGGAGCGCAAAATTCATACAACGTACGATCGGACTGCATCGTATAAGCAGTTCGTGGATTATCGATCGGAAGGAGATACCCGGCTCCAGGATAATATCGGAAGGCTGTACCGAACTCCCTACGGTGCATTGGCATCCACTACCACAATCTTGAGTGCTACTGGTGGTAACAAAGCTGCTCTTGAACGTTGGAATCAGAAAAACCCGGGTAAACGAGAGGAGGCGGCAAAGCGTGGAACTCTTGTACACTCTTACATGGAGCGGTACATGCTGGGAGAGCGCAATTTTGAAATCGATTCTGCTGTTGAACCGTTTTGGCGAGACCTTCCTAAAAACCTGGATAAACTGGGTCGTTGTATTTGGGCAGAAAATCCTCTCCACGATGCGTTTCCTTGGTGCGTAGGAGCAGATGGCATCTCCAGGGTGTGGCATCCTGGTCGATGCGAATCCGAGGTTCGTGGCTGGGCCGGGGCGCCAGATTTAATTTTTGAATACAAAGGTAAAATTGTATTAGGAGATCTAAAGACAAGCGCAAACCGATACTACGCACGCTGGCCAGGGCCTGAAACACCAAAATCGGAATACGGCTTGAAGCGTGCAGGATTCCTCAAGTACGAAAAGTGCCAACGTCAAATGGCTTCCTACGCTTTAGCGTGTGAGCACACCATCGGCATTAAGCCCGAAATCTTAATGACCTTTGTGTGTACAGAAGAAACTACTCAAGTATTTGCTATTCAAGGCTCTACAATCGACAAGTACAAAGAAAAATGGTGGGACACTGTAGATAAGTTTTACGATGAACTCAGCAACAAAAAGCTAAACGAAATTGACATGAAAGTTGTTGATGGAGATAAAGGCTAATGAAAGAGAAAAAATATAACTATGTTTATGCTGTTATCAATTTTGATCAGCGCCTTGCTTATATTGGCTCCAGAGGTAGCAATAAACCACCCCTGGAAGACTCCTACATGGGCAGTTTCAAAAAAGACTCAAAGTTTGTACCTGTTAAAAAAATTATCCTTAGTGAACATCCTGCAAGAAAAGAAGCTTATGATGCCGAGAGAGAATGGCAAATAAGGTTCAATGTGGCAAAAAGTAAACTCTTTGTTAACAGAGGTATCCTGACTTCTTCGGGTTTCAGTAACGCTGGAAATATCGGAGGCATCGGGCACATGAAAGGAAAAACGCACACAAAAGAAACAAAAAGACAAATTAGAAATAAAATGAAAAGCCGATTTAAAAATGTAACAGTCAAAAATATTGATACAGGAGAAGTGTTTAGTTTTGACTCTATCGGCCAAGCGTCTCGCGAGTTGAAGATTTCCTCTACTCAGTTAACTTTTTTGTTGCAAGGCAAATACAAAAGAACTCACAATTACTGCCTTGAAAACACTGATACAAGCATTTTTGAAACAAAGTTTGTTTTAAAGAACTCCACTACCGGAGAACTTGTTGAGGCTACATCTCAAGCTGAGATGGCTAATAAAATTGGTGCCGGCTCAGGAAGCGTGTCCCGTGTCTTCAGCGGTTTAAGGCTTTCCGTTAAAGGTTATTGTTTACCGGAAACAGACGTTAGCTTGCTTGGTATTAAAAACCGCACTATAAAATTATTCAATACTTGCACTGAAGCAGTTGAAGAATTTAAGGGAGTTACTTCAGCCGCTAAGAAAATTGGCGTCAGCCACTCGTTGGTGTCAATGGTATTGAAAGGAAAGAGGCCGCGAGCGGGTAATTACGTGCTCTGTCCGGTGTTTAAAGGCGGGGACTCACAGGACTAATGGTGAGACGGGAAAATGCAGATGCATTCCCCGTACATTGGAAGGACAGAAAGACTACAGGATCGATGGCTGCCACGGGCTGCGCCAGGGGCTACTCTCAATCTGATGTCAACCCTCAAAAGCTCGAAATAAAGACATCGTGACGACAGCAACCCCGGAGCCACAGCGTCCAAGGAAAGGTCTCAAGCCTGGACAGATTGATCTCAGTCTGATACCGGTTGATTGGGCGCTTACTCCGCTGCGGGATAAGCGTGCATACGTTGCTGGTTGGACATCTCAACCTTTTTCCATTGAGCAAATCCGCAAGGAGCTGGATGAAGGGCGTGCGACTGGGGTTGGCCTTCTGAGTGGACAGTGGTCCAATGAATACGCGCTTGTTTGGGTTGATATTGATGGTCCGGATGCCATCCCAGCCTTAGAAGAGCTGGCTGGTGGTCAACTTGATGTTATTTTCCCGCCCACACTGACTGTTTCATCGGGTAAGCCCGGCAGGCAGCGGATGCTTTACAGCGTCCCGACAGCCAAAATTCCGCTGTTGCCGGATAAAGCAACAATCAAAATCGGAATTCCGTCGTTTGAAATCCTGTTTCGCTCCAGGCAAGGAGCAATCATGGGTGTCCATCCTGAAACGGAAGGATACTATACAACAACCCACGGTGGCTTTGAGTTTGCTAAGAATCCTCCGGAGCTGCCGGAGTGGATGTATGCCGCAATTGGTCGTGCTTTTCCCACCAACAAGTACCGCAAACCTGTAACCGGTGGTGTAGTAACTCAGAGCATCAACATTCACTACGAGGATGGCTCTAAGTTCCAGATGGAAGAAGCCGTCAACGAGGCCAAGGTTTACCTGGAGCACCTTGACCTTGAACGGGCTATCGATTACGAAGAGTGGTTAGCCGTAGGTATGGCTCTCCACCAGGTGGATGATTGCTTGCTCAGTTCCTGGATTGAGTGGTCTGCTCAGGCAGAGAACTTTGAGGCGGGTGCTTGTGAAGATAAGTGGCGCACATTTGAACGGCTTCCAGGTGGTCCAAGTCCTGAAGGTGCTCGTGGTCTGCAGACGCTCAGGGCAAAGGCAAAGGAAGATGGTTACTTAGAGCTTGGTGGTTTTGTTGTTGAATCACCTGAAACTCTTGCACAGCGTGCTCAAGAATTGTTTGGTGAAGAAGGAGAAGGCGAAGAAGGTGCTTTTGTTCCTGGTATTGCTGGTCTTTTTCAACGGAACATGCGGCATCTTTTTGGTGGCCCTGATGAAGATGAGGAAGAGGAAATCAGGAGCACTGCAAAAGGACGTGGTCGTCCAAAAACTCCACCGTCGTCGGAGCTGGCAAATCTTGTTACCGGAATGGTTAATGAGATTGGTTGGAGGTACGACCCCAAATACGACACCTTTATGTTCTACCACCGCGATCGTGGTATCTGGCGTCGTGAAGACTATGCTCAAGAATTTAAGCACACGGTTCAAGATCTGTTTATTCGTGAAGCAATCCCCACGCCAAGTGGTTTTACCTCTCACTTAATCAATGACGTTGTCAACCTGACTCAGGCGTACATCTCGCAGCCTGATTGGAATGACGACGACGACATGCTGGCTTTCAGTAACGGTGTCCTAGAGATCAGTACCGGTGAATTTTTGGACCACGACCAGGAAAACTACCTGACCTGGGGTTTGGATTTTGATTATGATCCCAGTGCTGACCCTGGTCCCATCATTGATTGGCTGCGTCGGACGCAATACAACGATGAGGATCGGGTCCAGGTGCTCAGGGCCTGGTTAAGAGCTTGTCTGCTTGGGCAAGGTCACGAGCTGCAGCGTTTCATGGAGGTCATTGGTCCGGGAGGTCGTGGTAAATCGACTTTTGCTAACCTCTGCTGTGCTCTTGTTGGCTCAGGCAATTACGCCAGTACAACGTTGAACCAGCTGGAGCAGAGTCGGTTTGAGGTGGCATCTATTAAAGGGAAGCGGCTGACACTGATCAATGACTCGGAACGTTACGGCGGTTCTGCTCAAATCTTTAAGGCCCTGACCGGTGGTGACAATCTTCGCTTTGAAGAAAAGAATAAGAATGTGGGTGAACCGTTTGTGTACACCGGCATGGTTATGGTCTGTGCCAACGAACCAATTCAAACTACAGACAATACTTCGGGTCTTACCAGGAGGAGGCTGACGCTTGAGTTTAATCGTCCCCTCTACGATAAAAACTCGGAAGCCAAAGAGATGATTAAGCTCGATAACGGTATTGTAAGAGGCTTATGGAAGAATTATTTACCCGGCTTGGTGAACTGGGTTCTGCAGATGACCGACAAAGAAATGCGGGAATATCTGTTGGATACTTATGACAAAGTCCCATCGTTGCGTCGCGTCAGGAATGAAATCCTACTGAACAGTAACAACTTGATTGAGTGGCTGCAGTCAGAAGTTGTGCATGCTCCAGATCACACCTCTTCTGTTGGTAAGAAGATTCCAGCAGCAAAGGATGCTCCAGAGCGGTACAACAACAGCAATCACCACCTGTATGCAAGCTACTGTTCTTACGCGGAAGATACTGGTAGTAAGCCAGTGGGCCAGAAACGATTTATTGCTTTGCTGTTAGATTGTTGTGTCAACCAGCTTGGCCTGAAAGATGTGCGTCAGTTCAGCAAGCAAGGTCGTCCATTTATTAAAGGACTTGCTATCCGAGCTGGAGATACCAAGTTTCAGGATTATCCGACTATTCTTCCTGAAGGAATGAAGGATTTGTAAAGGGTGCGCCCGGATGTGGTCAGGATCGCCGCCATCGAGTCACCAGTCCTTCGTTGCCATCATAGGAGTCCTTTCGGCTGGGCTCAGCGGTTGCGGGTGAACTGATCGACAAACCACGCCTGGTACTCAGCGGGTTTGGTGGCTGCTTCCAGGATGACCTGGCGCTGCTCAGGCGACACTTGATACGTGTCCAATAATTGAAGAACGCGGGAGGAGGGGTTAGAACAGGTCATTCCAGGTCGATCCGTTATGGCACTGCAGCTTATTAGTCGTTTGGTCGTAGTACACGTCGCCCGCTTGTGCTGAAGCGGGAGTGTTCTGAGGGATAAATCGCACTTGGCCAGATTGCTTAATCCGAAGACGTTCAACGGCAGTGGTTGATCCAGAGGGGGTGGTTAAAAACTCTATTCTTCCGGGACAGCTATTGGCGGCCGCGACTCCATCAACTCTAAAATCTATTGACGTAAATACTCTGTAATCAACTCCGTCGCTTCCGCGCGAAATAACCGAGGCGATCAAATCTCCGTCAAGAACAAGACCTGGGGAGTAGGGACTTGTGGACCTCGTTTTATTGAATCTGATCCCGGCTCCGTTTACGTCGTCGCCCCAAGCCAGAAGATGAACGGGTGGGATTCCGCCGCTTGAGGCCACCGTCAACGCTGCCCCAAATGTGGCAGGTGACAACCTAACTCCGACCTTACCATCGTTATCGATAACGAATGGAGTGGCGTCGGGGGAGGCTTGATCTTCAACCACAAAAGCGTGGCCAGTTCCTGTCTGGGTGACTGTAAGCGCAGCGTTGCTGTTGTCTTCAACTAGGATGTGGCGGCGCGAGTATTCTCTTGTTAAGCGAGTAGAGGCGTCGGCATCGATGACCTGAGTCGTGGCAGAAAGCTGACTGGGCTGCGTGAAGGCTAAAACCTGGCCAGCAAATGGATTTACAACAAAGTAACCAATTCTTGAGGTGCTTACATTTTGAACAGCATTATTCAAGAGAAGAACGTTGACGGCATTTGTTTGGACAACTATGCCAAACTCCGTCTTGGAAGGCGTGTTTGTGTCACTGATTGCGTTATTGCTTACCGTTACGTTCTGCGAAGTGTGAACCGCAATGGCGCAAAATCGGATATTGCTGTTTTGCATGGCATTGACGATGGTGTTGCCCGCCACCAATGCGTCCCTGGTGCCTGAAAAGATTCCAATGGCAGCCGTGTCGCAACCATAGACAGAGTTTCCAGCCAGCACCAGTCCCCTGACATCAGGCAAGTCAAAAACTACAGGTGGCACTGCAGTGCCAGCTGTGAACTCTGAGCAGTTTCCAACCACGTTGCCTTGCACAACCAGGTTAGTCACAAAATGCGGGCTTGGGTTGTTGTAGAGAAGTGTGTAGCTGTCAACAGAAAGGTTGTTCAGGACGGCAACGTTGTCAATGTCTTCCAGAGAAATGCAGTCAAGGCCTTGGCGGTAGAAATAGCATCCTTCGATCACAGCGTTCTTGCATCGGTATGGCGCGTCGTTGGTAAAGGCAATGGCTTGCCACCTGTAGCCGTCCGAGTTGTCCGGATTTCCACCGCACTCCAGGAACTGGCAGTCTTGAATTTTAATGTCATCAATGTCTGTTGAAAGAAAAACGCTAATGCCTTCTACATTTTCAAAAATGCAGTTTCTAAGTTTTATGTTTTGGGATCTAAAGAAAGCAATTAGAGGACTTCTGTTTGTGCCAATGTTGCCCTTGTTTCCGTCAATGCGTAAAGACTCTAGTTCAATGTCTACGAGCAGGGATGCGTTGAATAAAATCCCGGTTTGCGCAGGCCAGTTTTGAGTCGCCAGTTTAAGTATTGACTGCCCGCTCTCCCCCTTAAGATGAGTGTTAGAAATAAACGTAATTCTGCTGGCTACAATGTATGTGCCAGGGGGGAAGTAAATTGTCTTTCCTGCACAGGCATTTACCGCAGCCTGAATAGCCGCAGCGTCGTTTGTTACGCCATCGCCAACCGCTCCGAAGTCTTTTACTGACACCACATCGCGCAGCTTGCTCTCAACCGTCCGCGCAACTGCGCCGGTGCCGGACTGCGTAAAACTTAACTTTGTTGCTTCAATTGCCGCATTTACAGCAACTTGTGGATTGGTAATTGAGCTATTGCCGGGTACAGCAACTACGTCAGGTTGCTTTCCTATATATGACACAGCATTTCATCTTTGCTTTATTCTACTTTACAAGAACAAGACTTACATTTTTTGCAGTTCTTTTTCTTGCTCCAGGTTTTGTCTCCTGGGATTACCTCAGTCCCGTACTCAAAGTCATCGTAGTCAGTCTGGTTACGCAACCAACTTGCAAATTCCTGCATGTATTTTTTGATAAGCTGTGTCGGCATCAGATAGAAAGTCTTTTGCGGTTCTGTTTTATGATTCCTGGAGATTTTTCTTGAAAGTCTTTCCAGGTTGGATATGCTTCCATGTATCGGTTTGTACCAGTGCGATTCTCCCGCATCCACCTGTCAACACTTCGATCATCAATGTAAGGAACCATATCAAAAGAAGCAGCCTGTTTTACGCCAGGTTGGCCAAATTTTCTGCGAAGATCGTCAAAAAAACCAGGTGGCGGGGGAGTCCCTGGCTTGTTCATTTTTTCTAGTACATCAGGAGGTACCTCTTGTCCAGGTGATCCTCCCCATGCAGGCTGCTCTTGATTGCTTGCAAGAAAATTTTTCAAAAAAGCAATGCCACTATAGTCCATGATCAGGAACCAAAAGCTCCTTTACCCTGCATCCCCTTAAGAACACCTAAGTTCTTCAAGAAATCTTCGGCTCGGTCGCCCACCGGCATCTGGGAAGACGCGTTCTGAGGGTTTGTTTTGGCAGCAGCCAGAGCATTAGCTTGAAAGTACGGTGCGCTTACAGCTTGACCCTGGGTCATGGCGCCGCCGGGAAGCTCAAAAGGCTTCATGATAGGGTCTGTACCAGCAAGGGAGCTGGTGTCAAAGCCACCTGCAGCGTAGTCGGCGGCTTCTGGTTGTGCGGTCGTGCCAAGGAGTTGAGAAGCTTTACCGCTCTTGGCGTACTCACGCTGAGCCAGCATGGGGTTAGCTCGGGCCCACTCAGCCATTGGTCCCTGGTAACCCATGGCAGAGATGATCTCCTCCATGTTCCCACGGCCTGCAGCGCTCTGAGAGCGGTAGTAGCTTGCCAGGGGAGTGTCGGTCGGAGCTTTTGTCTGGCCCGCTAACGCCTGCATAGCCGCAAGGTCCTTGGGGGCTCCAGCGCCACGGGAAGCAGCACCAAAATAAGGATCCATTTCGCTGCTGCCGAAGTAGCGATCAAATTGACCCTGAGGATTCAAAGCGTATTGCTTGTAGAGATCGGATTGAGTGCGGTCAGGTGTTACGCCGTCACGGGTGCCACGAACAATGGGAGTGGGGCGTTGCCCAGGAAATCCTGCACCTGCACGAAAATTCTCTGCTGCCTGTCCAGCCGCTAACTCAGCCTGTTTGTAGTTAGTGGGAAGGTTGCGGACGCCAGGTTGCCACATTTTGTCGGGGCGATCAGTTAAACCTTGCACACGATTTAACCAATCAACTGCATCTTGGAGTGGGCCCCAAGGCTTCCCACCTGTTGGACGACTAATAGGAACAGGCATTTAATTACAACAATCCTTTCTTACAATAATAGTATCGATAAACGTAACAATGGACGTTCTTCAAACTTTTGATAACGGAACAACAATTGAATTTGGTGAAGATAATCACGGCAACCAAGTTCATCGCATCTGTACTCCCAGTGGGTCGATGTGCCGGTTTGCAGAGCCATACCACGTAGCACTCACCTATGCGCAGCAATACGAAGAGTTCTACGCGGTTAAGCCGGACTCAAAGTGAGTCTTGTTGAGACAGACCTAAGAACTGTGTGGGTACTACTTGTGCCAGTACATTCTTAAAGTGCACGGCTATGTACTCTCACAGGTAGAACCCACACTCAGAAACCACCGCTTGGTCCGCCCCAAAGGGGCAGAAATTTGTCTTGAAATGGTAGCGTTGTGAACATTTCGGTGTTTGTGGTTCTCAAGAAATTGCTTTGTTTGGCTGAGATCCCTTGCGGTGCAAGGGCATCTGATAAACGACCAAGAGGAGTCAAGATTTCGGCTATTTCACTTCCCGTGTAATTTTGTGGGTACTACTCTTGACCGTATATTGGAGGCCCAAAAAGCCAAAAATGTACGGGCACAGGGCTAACCCACAAAAAGTCTTCTAAGATAAAAAAGGCGTTTTTTTGACTCCTTTTGGTCGTTTATTAAAACCCTTGACACGACAGGGGTTTCGACCTACTCTGCACTTGAACACTAAAACCTCATGGAAATTCTGCGTTTTTTCTTTGAGTCCAGCCTGTCCAGCGATGATGCAGTGGCTTTTGCCAAAGCTGTTCAGATCTGCTTCCACACCCTTGGTGGCGACAGGTGTTGGTGTATGGACAAGAGCAAACACTCTTCTTTTCAGGGGTTTGTCACCAGTCACGGTTCCCGGTTGCTCTACAAAAACCAAGACGCCAGACCGTTTCTTCTTGCTCTCAGCAACCGCTTCTACAGTGACGACAGGCCAGTTATTGTTCGCAGGTCCTGCTGCACCTCTAAGTACTGTCTGAACCCCTCCCACGTTTATTACGGCACCAGGAGCGACGTTGCGCTTGAAAACGAAACCAAAAAACCACAAGCAAAAAAACGCCGCACTGTGGTAACAGTAGAAATGGCGGAACAAATGCGTCAATGTCGAGACGCAGGTGAGACTATCCTGAAACTGTCAAGACGATACAAGCTGCCTTATCACGTTGCACGTCGCATCTGCAGTGAAAATGCATATTCCAGTTACAACGGAAACTTCAGTACGAAATATTTAGAAAAGTTGTGGCAAAAAACGATTGAAAACTGCGTCGAAATTTGTAAGAATAATCCAGAAGCATCCCGCTCCTACAACCTGGCGTATCACGTGTCAACTCATCTTGAATGCCCCTGGCACCGGAAAGGACAATCCAGTCACAAAGGCAACTTTGGCCTCATGGGAGAATGCCTGGACTGCATGGAAGAGATTAAGAAAGGACGCTGCACGGTTGATGTGCGGGAGTTTGATCTTGACTGGTATTGGCAGGTCAAGCGCTTCTGGGAACAGGTTGATATTAAATCCAATGACGAGTGTTGGCCTTGGCGCGGAGCAACACGTCGGGACAACAAAGAATCGTTGGCGTATTTTCCGTCTCCTTTTCACTCGGGTAAAGTTCATTCCGCTCCCAGGGTTGCTTTTTGGTTGAGCCGTGGGTACACAGGCAAATATCGCGTCTTTAACAAAAATACGTGCGAGCCCTTTTGCTGCAACCCGTTGCACATTACAATAAGGGAATTGAAAGGCTGCCCTGATCCAACGGGTATTGCCGATATACAACTGGTTCATACCAATGTCTTCCAGCACTACAGAAAAAATCTTCAGCAAGAGCAGTCAAATTCTGCCGTCGAACTACCACCTTCCTGAAAAACAATACGTCGGTTGCGTTCGCATCGGCCCCAAAAATTACTACACTCCTTACTACGCTTCAATTGATGAAGCTGCATTGGAGTTGCGTTGCTTGGAAAAACAACTCAGTTATGAGCTGATTAAAACTGTAGAGGAAGACGGCTTCTACCCTCATCGCGCTATACTTATAGAAGAAAAGTATCAACAATCCGGCAGGACTAATGGTCTATATACCGGATTGAACATGCAAGATGGCTCGTTATCTGTCGACAGTCCCGAATAATCTAGGGTTTTTTAACCTAGGGACTGTACAAAGTTATCCAACGGGTGGAACAGGGCCGACAGCATATGGACCTACATCATATTTCGGTTCTGATCCACTCCCTGCGAACGCTGGAGATAGCCTCTACACTGCTGTTGATCTGGGCAATTTTAGCTCTCCGTTCAGGTCTATAACAATAACCAACTCACATGGTGGCTTATCTCGGCGTCAAACAACATTTTACAGGCTGAGTTTAACGACACCTAGGGCTATTCAGTTTACCCAGAATTACAGCCAGTTTGCTTACACGGCAAACACAAACAAGAACACCCTGGTAGCTTTCTATAAAATTGCAGAAGGCACAAAAAGAGTAGAGCTGCCAATCAACAACTTAGGTTACGTTTACAAAAGCACTGGTCTGGATTACGACAGCGAAGACGTTGATTATTCTGACTATCCAATTACCAGGCTCGACCCAGGGGAATACCTTTTTTTAATTACAAACGATATCCGTTACTTAGAAACAACGTATTCGATTACATTAAACATTGCTTCAACCGACTGGCGTTATGTATATGAAGGCGTTGATGATGCGCTTGACTTTGGCTTAGTAACAGAAGCGCTAAACACAGAAAGTGTTGACTTTGGTCTTATCAGGTCTTAAGCTGTACTGAAATTCAGCAATGCCATGAAAGTCATCACTGTGCAGAAACTTCAAGAGGATCTTGAGGCAATCCTGGATGACGTGTCAGACAACAAAGCTATCTATAAAATCCAAACCGAAAACGGCGATCTTATTTTGATGCCTTACGACCACTACGAAGTAATGGCAGACGCATACAAAGAATGGGTTGACGAACCTAAAAGTAGTTTAAAAGAGGAATTCGACCCTTATCCTTTGCCTGTTATGTATGTTGACGATGCTGAACCTAAACCGCTTTAACTGTTAAACCTACACCAATTTTTACATAGCCCAGATAGTTGCATTCGTGTTTTTGCCGAGAGCTGGAACTTTTCTCGCGCCTCTTGCAATGTACCAAGCATCGCTTCCCATCGGAGGCTCAGGAGCAGGAGCAGGAGCAGGAGCAGGCGGGGGCGGAGGCTCAGGAGCAGGTGCAGGAGCGGGTGCAGGAGCAGGAGCCGGTGCAGGTGCAGGAGCAGGCGGTTTCCTTTCTTCTTCAACCTTTTCTACAGCTCTACCGTATTCTTTTTGTGCTGCTGTTAACTGCTCTCTTGCAACATTAGCTGCTTCTTTAAACATGTTCTCCCATTCAACTTGCTGACCTCCTTGAGGTTGCTCGGTGCCTTCTTTTTGTTGCGCAAAAGGTTGCTTAGCTTCTTTTAAGTATCTGTCGCCAGTTGGAAGCGAGCTGAGATAAGAAGCAATTTCTTGAGTGCGACGACCAGCTTGCCTTGCACCTAATTCAGCAGGAGTACCAACTTCTTTATACCGCTCTCCCAGGGCAACTTGTGTATCCGCTTTAATACGACCAAGTCTTTCCTCTAAACGTTTATAATCTTCTTCAGGCACAATGCTCCGATACACCGTAGCAGAGGTTGGCGACGGCATGTAAACCGTTGGTGCGCTTGGGCTAGATCCACCCATTTTTTTTACTTGACACGTACTTCTATACTGATTTTACTGTCGATGAATCCGTACAGATGCTGAAGACCGACGAGTCCCAGCGGTCCCAAGATGAGAACCAGGAGAAGTTCAGCCCAAGTGATTCGGCGCATGGTAATTGTTATCCCTATCTGAACGAGTTTAGCGAATTTATCTCTGGAGTGTCCATTGATGCGTTGAAATACAAGTTGATGACACACCGTCAACGTTTAACTGCAGAAGCAATGTGGGCAGCAAACAACTACGGTGGATCAAAAGCCAATTGCGCAAAACACCTAAAAGAAATTTACGGCCCTCGCTGGTACAAAGTAGTAAAAATAGAGGATTACATGGAGCCAGTCAGACTGTACTACGAATATGTTTTGATACTGGCGCACCAAAACCAGTGGAATAAACGCCAAGAATTGGCTAAGCTAATCGAAAGCAAGGCGACCGAGGTTTGAATTGGAGTCCGTAGATTGGCTGGATGTATTGGATCGTACAGAGTACGAGCCTGTTTCTGGCAGCATAAATACATACCAGAGCTACCGGTTTTCCAATTTAAACATCGAGGAAGTAACAGTAGACAACTACGAAGATAAACTTGTTCCATCGTTGGCTGAACAAGTCAGTATGTTCATTCCACCATCTGGTAGCTTTGAAACTCCCGACTTAAGTCGATACTTAGAACTTGTTTGCAGTTACGAGACAAGCACTGCAGACATTGTTTTTGGTTTATCTTTGGCTGACCAAATTCGGTTGACGTTCAGCGATATGAAAACCAGTACAATTTGCGACCGTTACCCAGAAATCAACTTGGCTGAAAAACGAAGGTATCGTTGTGTTGCTGAGTACCTGATTCGCCAGGGGGAACTGACCAAACTACGAGATGAAAACGGGAAACTCATCAAGAAAATTGGTAACATGCAAAAAGCTGTTGTGCTTTACAAGCCGTTACCAAAACTGCTTGAAACCTTAAAGAAATCAGGACTCGGTCACCTTATCAAGAAAAGCCAGAAATCCGAACTGGAAGTTAATGCAGAATCTTGATAAACTAAATCAACTGGAAAAAACCATGAGCACACGCCGCAAAGAAATGATTGCAAAAATGCTGTTGTCAGCCCCAACTGAAACAGAACAAGCAATGATGAAAGTTGCTATCGAGCGCATCTGCGCCGATATGTGCGAATATTTCAGAGGGTTTTACAGCATTGAAGGCCCCGGAGCAATGGTGTATGTTCCAGAAGCAGACGAAAAGGATAGCATGTTTTATTTGACAGTTGAGTGCTTAATGAACGCACTTACTGATTTCAATAAACGAGATATGGAAGGTCCAGCAGAGATAATGAAAAAAGCTATTGCACGCGCAGAATCTATTGAACCAGACAAAGAATCTCTTTTTATCATTCAAGATGCGCAACAAATGTCCTTGATTCATTACAAACATGACAACCAAGAACACAGCTTTATGCGGATGTGAACAAACCAAAAATTCCGTGGCATGAATACAAGAATTTTCTTGGCCGTGTAAAACACATTACTCATGATTGGCTCACCCCAGTTGATTATTTACCTTATATTGACGCATTACTTGGTGATATTGATCTTGATCCTTGTTCAACACATCATGCAAATGCGCAATTTTTAAGGGCAAGAAAAGTTTACACCCTAAAAGAAGACGGTCTGAACATCAATGAACCTTGGACTGGTAAGGTTTATCTGTTTCCACCAACCTATGGTCGCTGTTCTTTCAGTAAAGAACGTGGTACATGGCGCTGGAGTATGAGAGCTTCAGGAGTTTCAAAAGCTCCTTCAGTTATTTGGTTTAGGCGCTTGCTAAAAGAGTGGAAGCTTCGGAATATCAGCGAAGCTTTGTTTTATACTATCTACCCAGAAATGCTAAGGGTGTGCCCAGAGGTGTGGGATTATCCGATGTGTTTCCCAAAAGACCGAGCAAATCTAGTTCACGGACACAAGTTATTTACTTTGAAAGCCCCTGTCCATTGGGGGTACTTCATCTATTTACCTCCAATGGATCTTGGCTCAAATCAGATAGAGAAATTTGACGAAATTTTTTCGCACATTGGCAAGGTTATTTACTAGCCCTGAACGAGTTTTTAAACGAATACGTTCCATCACCAGGACCAGCAACTACGAAACGGTCTTCCGATGCTCTTTCCTGACCTAAACGGTCAGCAATTTTACGACGCTTGATGTAACTGGCAACAAACTGCTTGCTTGTTTTGTTGTCGACAGCACGTTTTGTTTCTGCGTACCTTGCGTCAACGTCGTATGTTTGGCTAAGCTGTTGCATAGAAGTATTCTAGACCCACCATGGCTTGCGGAGAAGCAACAGCCCATCAAATCTGTACTGTCTGCGATTCGGTTAAAAACTTGCTGCTGGACAAGAACAAAAAATATGGAGACTCAGCGTTAAACCCTGTTCGTATTTTCAGTCAAGCAACTGAAATTGAACAACTTCTTGTGCGTATCGACGACAAGCTAAGCCGCATCCAGAAAGGAGCCGGTTTGGTTGCTAACGACGAAGACATCATTCAAGATCTAATTGGTTACTTGGTTTTGTTGAAAATTGCTACTTCTAAATTCGCTATTCGCAAATAGCGAATACAGGGATTGATTAAATGAATTACGAAGACTTCATTGAAAACTATCCTCTTGAATTGCAGTTAGTCGATGCTTTAGACCGTCTTAATCCCTTTTCTACTGTTGCTGCGGAGACTGTTGACCACCTGGCTTCATGCTCCAGTAACGAAAAAATCTCCTCATTACCTCTCCAGATTCATCCCAAGCAGAAATCTTTCTCTCTAAATATTCAACAGCTTTAATTTGATACGGAGACCCATTCCAAGTCTCGCAAAGATTGAGCAAACAATACTTGTTTTCACAGGTGTGTTTGAAGTACGTCGTTATTTCCCTGTCTGGCTCCAGGTAAGTATTCAACTCTGCACGTCTACGCGCAACAACAATATCGCCACCTGACTGCCAAAGAGTGTTGATGTAAGGGCTCCACTCACGTATGATCTCTTTACGAGGAGCACCGCTATTAATCAACTGCAGAAGCCTGCTGTTTTTAAATGAAACAATTCCCAAGTTGTAAGCAAAACTTACAAGTGCGGCTTTTTTGTTATCGTTTAGCCTGACAAAAATGTACGGTTCCAGCTCTTTAGAAAACGCTTTTAAATCTTCTACCAGTTGTTTGTCAATTTTCTCTTTATCTGTTCTATCGTAAAAATTAACGGAGCGTTTTCCAAGTTTGCGGCTGCCGTATCCAATGCGCCAAAAATCTTCCCCATACAACTTGTATGCTGCATACCGGTTCATCCCAATGCAAGTTTGCGGGATCGTGTATTTTTTGATTAGGTCCACTCCTTTTTGCACCAGTAGCGGGTAGACCGTTTTATTTTTCTCGTGTTCCTGTTCTTTTTTATGGGACATTCACTGATGCTACGTAGCTTACTTCAGAGTAGGCATCTAGCTCTAAAATGACAACGTAATTTTTAGTAGCGTCTGTTACAGTAACGCCGACGGCTCCTTTTCCTTTGCCATCTTTTGCAATGTTAGTAAACTTTTTATATCCAGTTGGAGCAGTGCTTGCTGTGTAAGCATCTTCTTGAAAAATTTCTACTGTGTTAACGCCAGAGGTTTTAACCATGTTTACCGTGATGTCTCCAGTAGAACCTGGATCGATTCTGAATGCACGAAAACTTAAGCCGCCGGTAGAGCCAGCCGTGCTGTTACCAAGATAAGTGATTTCACTACCTGCATTAACAAAAAAATTATCTAGTGTTGCAGTAATTGTGCGAATTGGCATGGCGGTTACGAGACTTGTCCTAAGGTAGAAAAATTAAAATTGATGTTGGCATCAATCCCATGATCCTTGAGAATGCCTAAAAACATTTGACGATCAAGTGCTTTTTGGTGAAGGATCTCAATAAACGCTTCTTCCAGTTCATCCCTATCTAGGTTTTGAATTGCAAGGGCAGCAGCGTGGATTGAAAACTCCACATCCATTGGAAGGCCTACAGCGTCCATGGTTGATCTGAACCGTGTACCTATCCTAACAGCGCTGAATTAAACATCAACAAGAAGGCCGAACCATTTCTGGGAGCGGGCGATAGGTTTGATCCACTGCAAAATGCGGATCATCAAATGCGCCGTCAAAAACTTTTTCAGAGTTGTCAGGGAATAGTGACGTTACGTATTTTTGCAGGTGGTCTTTTGGTGTAATGTGATCCATGGATTTGCAAGATTTTTCGGATGTAAACAGAACTCATCCCGTAAGCACTCAAAAAAGCTACGGCAAAAGTTAAGACAACAGGTTCCACTTGAAAGTCGCCTTTAAACTACTATATTGTAAACAGCCTGAGACCCTGAATGAACACGAGTTTTCTTGCTGAAGAACTTATGCACTCAGCCGTAGGAGGTGTAAGCAAAAGCTTAATTACAAGGACATTTAAAGAGCAGTACGGTTGCACAGAAGAGGAAGTAGAGCAACTAATCCGCTTGTGCCGATTCAAGTCAAAGCCAGACAGGATTGATTACGACAGGTTTTACGATATTCCTTTGACACTGAAAGCAAAAAAATACTGCTATCCGTTTACGCAGCTTTACGAAATTGCTGGGTTTCTGCCAGAGAAGGACTGTGAAAAGCTGATTGAGCTAGCAGACGGAAATTTACGGCCGTCTACGGTGGCCGATCCGACTGACACAGGCACTGTTAACGATTACAGAACAAGCCATACCGCAGACTTTAATTGTTTCACCGATCCTTTGTTTTTTTCAGTAGATAAACGAATCACGCAAATGCTTGGTCTTTATCCGTTCCTGGGAGAGACTATGCAAGCGCAGAAATATGAGATTGGTCAGTACTACAAAGAGCACTGGGACTTCTTTAACCCGATTACGGAAGAATATAAAACCTACTGTGAGTGGATGGGACAGAGAACTTGGACTGCAATGATCTATTTAAATGATGTAAAAGAAGGAGGAGAAACTTACTTCAAACACTTAAAGTTGCGCATTAAACCTAAAAAAGGAACGCTTATTGCCTGGAATAATCTTTATAGAAACGGCTTACCTAATATGAAAACTATGCACGAAGCTTGTCCACCCGTGAGTGGGCCAAAATATGTAATCACTAAATGGTTTCGCAGCTGGAGTTTAATTTAGTTTGCTGAGATCCTGAATGTGACAATAGCATTAGTTCCACCAATTTCTTTGTAGAAATTAGCACGAACTTTTTTCATTGGAAATCCATAACTGTTATAAACGTAGTTACCGTTTTCTTTGATAATCTCAGAAAGCAAAGGAGCATATGTCGTTCCATCTAGAGTTCCCTCAAGTCGGACAACTATACTTTCATCGATGTTAGTTACGTTTACATTAAGAGTGTAGTTTCTTGTCGAAAGATAGTTAATGACATAAACTTCAGCAGGATCGGTGTATCCAGGAAAATCCAAAGCGTCATAAATAAAAAACGCTGTTTGCTGGTAACTCTCAAAGAAACTCATTAGCAGTGAATTTTTTTATGACTTGATTAACAGTATGCCGTATGTGATTTCAGCATTACTATCAGTCGTGTGCCTTAATTAGGACATAGCCAGGGGTGACGCCTAAGCCAGCTGCGCTTACTCTAACGCGCATCAGTGCAGCGTTGATATCAAGCACGGTCAACTGCACCGTGCTACTAGCCACAGCGGTGAGCGGGGTGCCGATTGAATACCAGCTGGCTCCGTTGTCGTCTGAACCTTCCATCTGAAGCGCAGGGGCGGTGGTGGCAGCGCCGATGTTTACCACCAGCTGGGCGCGGTTGCCTGCGTCCCTGGTATCGAGGCTTGGCGTCGTCGAGTTTAGTGTGGTCAGCACGATCGAGCGGTCAATCAGCTGGCGCACGGCTTCGGAGCTGTTGCTGTTCTGCAGGCGGTTGATTGCCCTGGTAAACGATGGCGTGGTGCCGCCCACGGTCTGCACATAGCGCACCCGGTTGCCGACAATCCTAATCAGCGGTGAGCGGTAGATTCCCGTGCCGGTAATCCTCGGGAAGTCGTAGACCTTGAACCAGTTGCCGCCCGAATCGTCGGATTCTTCAATCGCCACATCCAGCGTTGGCGTGCTGCCCGTGACTGCGGTGACCGGGATGCTGACGCTGTAGCTGGTGCCAAATGTCGGCGTGAATGCCGCCGTGGTCGTGGTTGTTGTCAACGCGGCTGAGGCCACATCCGCGATGATGCCCGGCAGCGCCAGGTTGGCAGAGGTGACGGCTGCAACGGTGCCTGTGCCGATGTTGGCGGTGACGGTGCCGCTCACCGGCTGGGTGCCCAACGCACCGCCCAGCACCTGCACCGGCAGCGCATGGCTGCCAACGGGATCGCTACTCGCTACTCGGATCTTCTGCCGTCCCTGATCCTCAATCTGAATAAATCCGGTTGTCAGTGTGGTGGTGCTGGCCGGCGCAGTGCTGCCGTTCTGCACCACGATGAACAGGTACAGCACCGTCTCAGGATCGGGGACGTTCTCGATCCTGCTGGCTCGGTTTGTCCACTGGTAACCGGTGTTACTGGCCACCAGCGCATCAGAGAATCCGGCCGTGAGTACGTCGAAGTTGATCTGCCCGACATGGCCAGGCGATGCAGTGGTGTTGATCGTGGCGGTGGTGTTGCCGCTGTTCCAGCCACGGCGCTGTGCGTCGAAGCTGGCATTGGTCGCAGTGGTGCCGCTGTACTCCAGCTGGATGTAATTCCAGCCGTACAGGGTCAGGGTGCCACTACCGGATGCTGGCCATGCTGCAACGGTGAAGTTAACTGTGAGCCCTGAGACGCTGGCAATGGCATAGCGGCCTGGGATGCCAGCGGCGCCAGTGATTCGCGACAGTCGGACGCCCTGGCCGACATTGGCCGCTGTGAACGGGTTGGTGGTGGGGAAAGTAACCGTGACGCTGGTGGCGCTGTTGATTGTGTAGGACAGCGCCTCGCCAATGAGATCGGCCAGCTCGTATCTGAATGTCTGGTTAGCGATCCTCTGAGACAGGATCACCTTCAGGCGTGCCAGCAATGAGCCTGAGAACGTATCAATCGAGCGGATCACCGTTTCGCTGTTGGTGGTGGTGCCGGTCGTGATGACAAGGTTCCCGGCCGACTGGTTCACCGTCATGCCGCTGCCCGTCTGCAGCAGGGTGAACTCCTCGGCCGCTTTGCCGACGATCCCGCTACCGACTTCAGCAAAGCCAGCACGCATAAATGCCGGGGCGCTGTTGGTGACCGGCACAGGCGAGGCCCGCAGCTCGCTGTTAGTCAGTCCGCTACCGCCAGCTGGCAAAACCACCGGCAGACGGCCGCTGTCCAGTGCCGGAAGCTTCCCGTTCACTGCTGCCAGCGTCGTCTCTGTTGCGGCGCCAGTCGGAAGCGGTAGGGCACTGGCGCTTACTGGCTGCGTGGCCTGCCAGAACGTGCCAGACACCGGCACCGCCGTGGCTCGCAGCTGGACATCAGTCAGTGGGCCGGAAACCGTGGGGGTTCCACTGATAGTGACCGCAGGGGTTCCAGTGATCGAAACACTTCCACTGATCGGCTGAGTCGCCTGCCAGAACGTGCCAGACACCGGAACTGCCGTGGCTCGGAGCTGCGTGTCCGTGAGCGGGCCGCTTACGGAAACCGCTGCTGCGCGGAGTTGCGCATCAGTTAACGGTCCTGAGACTGCAGCTGTACCTGTAATTGAAACACTACCGCTGATTGGTTGCGTAACGCCGCTACCATCCACTGGCACGCGACCGCTTACCAGTGCTGGTGTTTTCCCGTCAATGCTGGTTAAACTGCTGTTACCACTTGTTTGATTGGCTGCAGTAGCTGCGCCTGTTGGCAATGGCAAACTGCTTACACTTGCCGATACAGCAGAAGCACGTAATTCCGAATCCGTAAGGCCGCCAGAACTTGTACCTTCTTCTACAAAAATCTGAAGCCTATCACCAGAACTCATTGCACTGGTATCGTAGGTTAACGCAAGAGTTGTATTACCCCCACCAGTACTAACTGTTCCCCCTAGAGAATTAACATCAAACTCGTAAATTATAATGTTGTCTGTTACATTTGTAATCAATAAAAACTTTTCTAACGTATACGTACCAGGAATTGTTACTGTTCCAACAGTAGAAACACCCGGCGTAAAGGTGTAACTTGTAATCAATTTCTTAGCCATTAGCTTAAAGCAATAACAAAGGGAACGGGGTTTTTGCCAGGGGCTCCAGCTGGTCCTGTATTTCCGATATCTCCTTTAGGTCCTTGCGGTCCAGCTGTGACAACTTTGACAACTTCTGTTTGTACAGTTTTAACAAGGACGTTATTAATTGGAGTTGTTATGAGAATTGTTGTCATGCTGTGTAACCCTCAGAAACGTAAAAAGTCCCTTCTAAATAATACTCTTTTCTTCCGCTTGGATTTGTTAATAGCACATCGTAGTAACACTTATCAGGCAAAGAAGTTGTTTGCGTATCTGTAAGACTAAGCAAAATTTGTCCGTTAGGTCTACTTGTATATGTGACGGTAAAATCAACGTACTTTGTTGTACGGGTCAAGTCCCAAATTTGAGATGCAACAGTCCAACCAGTTAAGTTAATGTTGGTGTTTTCTTCATCGATAAACTGCAGCGACATGTCATAAACAGCACGCCGCTGTATGGTGTCATCAAATTTGGCTGGGTGGACCGACATATTAAAGCTTATTAGCCACTTTTAACTACCCCAATTTTAAGTGGGAAACATTTAAAAAAACACCCGCACTGGCTGTTCAGGCGTGACGACATAGACGTCCCACCCTTCAGGCAGCTCACCGATGTAGTTGACGTGCCAGCCGTTCAACAGCACGGGTGGGGTAAGCACCTCGCCGGTCTCGGGGTCGTAGGTGCCTCCTGTGTAGATGGGGCCGATGACATCCAAGGCGTGCGTGTGGCTGGCGGTGAGCACCACGGTGTCGCCGTCTTCATTGGTGGTGGTAAGGCCAGCAGCATCCAGCGCAGCCATGCCGGTGGATTCGTCGGGGAAGCGGATGTAGTGCGTCATTGCGTGATCGCCTGCAAAGTGCTGTTGGGGAGGCGCTGGGGCCAGTAGGTGAGGCGGCGGATGGTGCCGTTGAAGTATGAGCTGGATACAGTTTCAAAACCAATCCGAGCCGTAGTTACCAAAGGCATGGATCCAGTAGCACTGGTTGCAACCGTTGATCCTGCAAGAACCACCCCAAAATCATTTACCTTGAATGCTGCGGCAGTTTTTCCTGATTGGCCGGGGGTGTAAGCATTTGTTGTAGTTGAAACTGATGAAACGCCACCGCTAACAACGTTCAGTCGGATTGTCTTTGCGCCTGGCAGCCTGTACTGCAAACCGATGTAGTTGTTATTTGTGCCGTCGTCAAAGTACGCGGGATTGGGCCAATGGCTTCCTGTGCTTGGATCACACTTCCACTCCGCAAACACCGTCCCCTCATCCTGCCGATACCAGGAGCTGAAGTTTGCCCCCGTGATGCTGGCAACGTCCGCGCTGCGGGTGGCTGCGGCGGTGGTGGTGGGGATGTAGCTGGTGGCAAAGGCGCCGGCTTCTAGTTGGGCGCTGGTGACACTGCCTGTCACCGTCAGCGTCAACGTGCCAGCAGATGGCGTAAATGTCAGTGTTGTCCGCGCCGGAAACGCACCGCTACCAACAGCTGGGCCTGCCGTGCTTGCTCCAGAAAGTGTGACAGTCCCCGAGCCGTAAAAGGACAAGGTGTGAGCGACCGCTGTAACGGTGACTGATTGAGTCGATAGCGTTGCTGTATTCAGTAGCAGATTCGTCCTCTGCTCCTCCGGCAGCAGGCCTAGGCTTTCGCCGGTCGTGGGGTTGTGGTCAAACCTCGGCACATCCACAGCTGCCGTCTGCAGCGTTCCCGCACTGTCGATGTAGGTTGCGCTGCTGGCGCGAGTAAACGTAACTAAATTTAGACCAGTTGCAGAATCAATTAAACTTTTAGTAGACGCAAAGTTTAAATCTAGAACAGCAGATTTAAAAGTATTTGAAACAAAACTGCCAACAGCGGCGCCACGTGCACTAGGAATTGCTAAAAACATATTTATCAGGAAGTGGTATCACCAGCAAACAAGTACTCGTTTGCAACAACGCTAATTAACGATGAAACAGAATATTGCCCGCTAGTTTTATTTGCACTGGACCTTAAACGCAAAGTGACGCCTGCACCAGCAGAAACCGCAACCTGACCTGTACCGTACTGAACAACGCTGCAGTTAAATCCAACGCCTAATCCACTTGGGATTGTTAAAGTAACTGCGGAACCGTTTGTAAAAACAATGACTTTACCGTTATCTGTTGTCTTTAAAGTATACGTTGTACCTGATTGAGTGTTAATAGCTTGCGCTGTAAACTGATAGTTATCAGCAAAAATGCCAGGAACATCAACATAGGAATTAAAAACCATTATCCCGTTGCTTGGGTTAAGTGAAACGTATCCAGAGATGTCCATAGTAAATTTTTATCTTGAGTCAATTTTAAAGCAAGATAATCAAGCTTGTGCTTCTGTCCAGGACATACGCGCCTGGATGGAGTTAGTAGCAACTGAACTTACATTTGTTACCCTAACGGTAACCACATCTGGACCATCAGGATAAAGATTCGCAACAGTAGTAGGAACGTTAGCGTTTACGCCACCGCCAAGAATACTTGTACCTAAATCACGAACAAGAGTAAGTTCCTGTTGAACAACGGATGGAGTGTATACAAAGAATGAGAAGATGCTTTCACCGCCCGTCACAGTTGTGCCAGCTGAATGGTAGGAGACCTGTGCCAGGCTAGAGCCGCCAGCTGCCGAAAAAGTTCCGGAGCTTACCCGACCATTGAGGATGAGTTCAACGCGGAAGATAGCAGCGGTCCCAGTAGCAGCGATGTCCATCTGGCGCAAAGTCAGCTGCATACGATTAATCAGGTCTCTTGCACCAAGAGCACCGATCAAACCAGAGTCAACGCTTGGTGCCAGGCGAACACTCATTAGAGCAACAGTACCGCTTGCAGCAATGTTAGTCAAGGCTGTTGTCATGCCAGCCTGGAATACGAATGATTTGTCGTCGTCGTAACGACCATCCATGATTACAGCGGAGCCCCAGTGCGAAAGCGTAGAAGCAAATTGCGCGGGGAAGGATGCAACCTGTACTGGTGCAGTTGCACTATATGTAAAAGTTTGAGCTGTAGCTGCGCCGCCACCGCTGCTTAAACCACCAGAACCACTGATGTTTGTAACAGCCCTGGTCAAACCAGTAAACGTTGTTGCTGTCTTGCTGTTGTAACGGATGTATTCAATTGCAGCACCTGTATTACCCGGCGCAGTAACAATTACAACACCTGACTGCGGAAAGTTAGCGGTGCTTGCAACTGTAAGCGTGCTGAGTTCTGTGTTAGAAAGAGTTGCAGCTAACGTCGTAAAAAGCGGAATAGTATTGCACTCATAACGAGAGCACATGTTGCCGGAACGCATGTAAGCTTCCGTATTACGGTTGCTGTTAGAAATGCGGTGACAATAAATGACCTCACCGTTTTGATCTTTAAAGCCGAAGCGAATTGCGCCAGCACCGTACCAGGAGTAATCGATATACATCATCTGCATCTTTGTAAGATCCAGATTGAATCCGGCGCTTCCAGTGCCGTTGCAACGATCAAGATTCCACTGAGATTGCGAATATCTTTCATCAATACGCTTACTGGCAATACAGTTTGAAACGTTTGTAGCAGAACGGTATTCAGGATAAATAACCATTGAAGTATTACTGCTAATCGATTGGACCAAATAGGTCATGCCTCGAATAACAACGTAATCACCAGGAACTAACTGCTGTGCAAATTGAGTATTTGTACCGGTTACAGAACCAGAACCGGAGTTTACTGCCAGAGTTCCAGAAAGCTGTTTCGTACTGCTCCGTTTAACGGCGTACAAGGTTTGTCCATCAAACTCAAAAAAGAATCCGTTTTGTTCATCAAAAAGACCAATACGACTGCGAGCGCCGTACCAACCAGAAGGCGAAACAATGATAGCAGAACCTGTAGCTGTAGCAGCACTAGGAGTAGATGCTGCAGTGTAAGTAAAACTCAAGTCAGTTGGAACAGTTTGGACAAGAAACGTTCCGTTGTAAGCAGTTTCATTGCAACCAGTAACCACAACATAGGGTCCACCTGGGACTGGATAGAGAGTTGATGTTGAGCCAGCAGCTGCAGTAATAGTTCCAGTTGGTGCGCTTCTTACATCAAACTGGAACACAGTCGGACTAAGAACAGCTTTAACTGTCCAATTGCCATTAGGAGGGTTTGTAGTCGCTGTTGTACCTGTCACAAAAACAGGGTCACCAACAGCAAAACCGTGCGGGTTTGTCGTTGTGCAGTTGATTGTTAAACTGTTGTTGATGAATTGTGAATAGGTAAACGCCAGGCCTGCACCAGCGTTAACAGCAATGCCAGTGTCAGAGACGTAAGACGGGTTTAAGTTGTGTGGGAATTTAAGGTTGACAGTGACAGTAGCGCCAGAAGAAGTAATCGAATCTACGTTAAATTCTGGTTTTACGCATGTACCAGTACTGAATTGAATGCCTTTACCGGACTGGTAACGGAAATAACGACGCGTTTGGCGAATCAGTTGGTTACCTGAATAAGGATAGCCAGCAGTAAAAGCAACGCCACCATCAAACGAACGATGGATAATGCTTCCGTACGGACGAGGATAAAGGTTGGTAGAACCTGCAGTGTTATTGATTGTGCCTGTTGGAGCGTTGATTACTGCAAAAGTAAACGTATTAGATGTTGGAGTAGTACGTACAACCCACGAACCGTTAGGTGGGTTTGTTGTTGCAGTAGTGCCAACAACATAAACGGCATCACCGATGCTTAAGCCGTGGGCATTTGTTGTTGTACAGGTAATAGTTGTAGTCGAAAAAGTAAATGCAGTTGTACCTGTTAACGGAATACCCGAGCCCGTATAAAAGTTACCGCTGAAAATATACGTTTTTGTTGCGTCAAAAATTGAACCAGCACCAATTGTATTAGTTGCTACATACGTAAAGTTCACACCAGCGCTGACAGTGTTTACTAGGAACCAACCGTCAGCCAAAGGATTGGTCGTACTCTGGACGTAAATAGGCGTACCGACTGCGGGAGGCGTGGTCGTCAGAACAGTGACAACGCGTGTGCCAGCGCCGGATACACCTGTAATGGTTAACGGTGTAGTAACGTCATAGAATGCACTGGGCCGGTTACTTAACAGGTTCAGCGATTCCCACTTAGTTGACTGAGTGCTGTATTCAAAGTCAGTATCGATCAGTGCCTGCGGCGTAGAAACACGCAGTTTGCCCACAGGGTCCTGCAGAGTTTCACTGGGGGCAATCGGAACGGGATTATAGAAACGATCAGTCCCGTCCGGGAACATGTGCTGAAAAGATGTAGCAGGCACTGGCTTACTATTAATCTAGGCTGTTTAAATTCTAGCAGCGTTGTCAATTAAGCAGAAATTCTTTTAGCAACCAAGGTTAGATTTAAGCAGCCATTGGAATTTTTTGTGCGCACGCGCCCGCTCTACTGCCAAATCAAGAGTTAGGTCATCGCCAATAGCACCAGCTTGCTTTGCAATTTCAGCAAATTTATCTGCTAACAGATCAGAGTTTGCTGCCAGTGTGCCGATCAAACCTTCCTGATCAAAGCAGTCGTCTGGAACAGCAGGAAGTGTGGAATAGTTGAGGTCTTCAACTGTTTTAGGAGCAGCAATATCCAAAGAACGAAGATGCTCAGCGATTGCATCAAGGCCATCTTGAAGCTCTTCATACATTGACTCCGTCAGTTTATGGATTGAGTAGAACTTACAGCCGATTAAATTCCAGTGCACAATATACGTCTGATTAAGCAAGTAAGACGTATCACGCAATGCTTGCACCAATGCAATGTAGCAACCTGTTTTTTTGTCTGTTTTAGCCATAAGTGTCACCATTTTTCACGATTAGCCCAATATGCAGCTGAACCTTTGCCTTTAGCAATGTTTTTAGCATGTCGAGCTTTAAAACTTGCACGTTTTTGTTTCATGCGTTCAGACTCACCTTCTTTAGGTTTGCCTGCTGTTTCTGCACCTTGCTCCCCAAACCGAATGATCTTTTCGCCGCCAGTGACATCTTTCCCGCACGCTTTAACAACATGAGATTTGGTGGGATGCCCTGGAGTGCGGACAGGTTTATTGCACTGCATGTGTGCTTTGGATAGCTTTTTTGCTTTAGCTCGATCAGACATTGTCAGACCTTGATTACCCCACGGGCTACTTTGTCATTAACACTGTCAGGAACTTCACCCTTTGTTAACTGATCGAACCCAGACGGAATCCGTCCCTTCTGCAAGGAATCAATGCTGTCGATATAGTTAGCAAGAAAAACCGTTGAGTCGCGTTTAGCTTGCGATCCATCCGATGTAGGAATCACTGGCAATGTACGGAATAGCCGCGTCAGTTTGCGGTAGCTTTATGGAACAAGGTTTTTGCTCCATCCATTGCTTTAGTTTACCAAGCCTCTCCTCCGAGTAACAGGGATGGCTGTCTGTATACCAGACTTCAAGAAGAGTCGACGCTTTCGACTTGTTGCAGTTTGTACAACAACAAGCTAGGTTGTTTTTTACGTTATGACCACCTCTATGTTTTGGTAAGATATGGTCAATCGTAGCCGTACCTTCGCTTAATTGTTTATCGCAGTAAGCACATTTCCATTGCCACTCTTCAAAGATGTGCTGTCTGAATTTTCGACGCGCAAGCTTAGGACTGAGAACAATAAGATTTGCTAAAAGGTCTTGCTCACAGTGGAACATGTCTGTCATGCATCCATGACAAAACTGTATGGTGCATACACCTGCCTTTTGCGCTATGCTTTTGTCGCCAGGGAGCATGGCGGAATTGGTAGACGCAGCGGATTTAAAATCCGCAGGCGGCAACGCTGTGGGGGTTCAAGTCCCCCTGCTCCCATTGCTGGATTAGCTCAGTGGTCAGAGCACTCGCCTTGTAAGCGAGGGGCCGTCAGTTCAAATCTGACATTCAGCTTAATCAATCAAAGCGGAGATGTCGTTGCAATCTTCCGCTGGGTCATATTCAGCATCCTCTAGTAGCTTCAGTAAGAAGTAGTGGAGTTTGTCTGTAACCCAGCGTAAATCTTCATCGCTGACATTGCAAACGATGGCATTAAGACGAATTTCGCGGGAGGGTTCACGAATGTAATCAGCGATTAGCTCAAGCGCTCGATAACGACCTTTCGTAAACTCTCCCAACACCTCAAAGAACCTCGCTGATTGCTTCTGCTTCGTTCATTTTTTGTTCCTCTTTCTGGAAAATTTCCAGCAGCTCCAAAGCACCTTGAACTTTTAAGTACCCTTCTTTAAGAGCAAAAACATTAGTTTCGGCTTGGCGAATTTGGTTGGCAAGGTCAGCCAGTTGCTCTTTGAGCTTGGGACCCATTTCTTTGATGATTGCTTCCATGAGATCAAAGTTTTTTAAAGTTTAACCAACACCAGCCACTTCCGCCACCCTCAACAAAAAACCTGGGGTCAGTGTTCTTGAAACTGTAACGAACATTTTTTCCAGCTTCTGCGCCGGTCTTTGCCCAGCCTCCGTTAACGAGATCAAGCTCTCCATACGGGTCCTGTACCAGCCAGTATCCATCCCCATATCCAGAAATAACCACGAAGTGACCACTACCAGAAGGATCAGATACAGCTCCATGATGAAGAATACCGGCAACAACAGGTTTGCCTTTGTCGATCTGATCTTTGACATCTTGCTCATCTGCTGTCTGCGTGAATTTAGCATCAACGTTTAATTCTTTCAAGGCACAGATATGTGGGTAACGCGCTGGACTATCACCGTACTTATTGACAATCTTTAAGTAATCTATATCGTCATTAATACCAGGCACGTCTAAGTACTTTAAGCACATAGCAATGCTGCTGGATTGGCATTGGCGCCAGCCTTGAGGACCGTTATCAACTTGATAAAAGTAAGGGAAGTTGCGCAGGTAACGAAGATCACCTGTAGTCGCATACGGCTTGACTTCTGTTGTTGTTACAAGTCCCTCCCAATGTTCATCAAACACCCACCACTTACCGAGGCCAAAGCCTAATTCAAGAAGCGTGTGTTTATCTTTTTTATCAAGAACCTTACAGTTTCGAATTGTACGTTTTGCAACAACTGAAGACTTTTCATCATTGCTTAATTCCGATGAAGGAATAGGACGTTTTTTGAACCAGGTTTTTGTGTTGCTGGTAATCTCAACTGTTCCTGTTTTTAACTCGGGAGCAGCAGAACAAAAAACTTCAACTTCTTGAGTTCGTCTACGACTCAAACCTTCTAAAATTTTTCCATCTCCTTTGTTCCAGCGGGGCAGCTCTTCTTTGGCTACTGTGTTTGGGTCTTCTCCAGCATTTAGGCGCTTAAGTAGAGTGGATTGACCAAGGGCACCGGCCCCGACGTTAAAACAAAAAGAAACAAGAGCATCAAACTGATGCTGATTAATCGGCACCTTAACAAGGTTCTCTACTGCTTTTTCTGTGCTGGCAAGATCAGCCTTCAATAAAATTTCTGCATGCGCCGACGTAATCTGCGTATTTGGTTTAACGTCTGGACCTGTGTGACCGTAACCTACAGTCCAAATCCCTACGGCATCTTTATAGGAGACGCAACGTAAACCTTCAAAAGCTTTAATTAGTTCGATTCCAGCTTTAGATGTTTTCATTAACGCAGTCAACTCAACTTACATCTTAATTGATTCAAGCCGTCTCCAGTGCGGTAACTTTGTTTTCTAAAGTTTCAATGCGATCCACTGCTTCTTGAAGTGCTTTAATGGCCATCCAATACATTTGTTGTTCTTTAACGCCGAGTTGATCAGGTTGGCTTTGTGTTGCTTTTTGGAATACTGTAATAACTTCCGGAGAAATTTCAGCAACCTGCTGAGCAATAACACCAAAATTTAAATCACTTTCATTTGACTGATCTTTGTACTGATAGCTGACAATTTCCCACTGCTTTAAATGCTCCCACGTACTGTTTGCAGGTAAAATATTTTTTTTAAGATTGATGTCAGAAAGATTGACGTTATTTGCTTGAAAATTTGCAATGCCGCCGTTAGATCGAATTGCAGCTCTTGTTGCTGCGTTATCTGTGCATAACAGAAAATCATTAACATTTCCGTTTGGAGCAGCGTTGTCATAAGCAATTAACAACCCATTACAATTTGACGCAGTACTGTCTACATTGCGAAAGGCGCATCGATGGGAACCTTGCCAACAAAACTCGTGCGTTCCAATTGGAGCTACGCTTGTACCAAGTGCTAATGTCCCAATGCCAGTCAATCGCATGCGTTCAACACTTGTAGTTCCAAAAACAAGTGGTGTTGCACCGTTTGTAAGAATTAAACCAGTGCTTGTATTCTGGAACGTTAAAACTCCAAGGTTTGCGTTTGCTTGTCCACCAGTTGTGCCAGTTGCAGTTGATCCATACTGTGAGATCGCAGTGCCAATAAATGTAGATCCTGATGTGTAATTTTGTACCTGGGCTTCAATGCGTGCTTCACCACCATTAGTCGCATTACGGCAAACAATACGATTACCGTCACCAATAACTTCAAATTTGTTTTCAGGACTACTCGTCCCAATTCCCACGCGGCCGGAGCTGTCGATGCGGAGGCGTTCCGTAGGACTAGCAGCGCCGTCGGCCGTAGTGGAGAACACTAGGCGGCCCGGCATGTCATTACTGCCAGGCGTTGCATCTACCCCCGCTACAATACTGGCTCCTGGAGTATCAAGGTCGGTGCCATCTGCACCGCAGAAGTAAATTTCTCCTAGTGTATCGCCGTTTTGAACAATAGTACTAGAGCCGTTAACACTACCACGGGATTTGCCCAGCATGAGCAAAGGGCCGGCTGTGCTCGCATTGTTGAGAATTATGTTTACACCTGATGATGCGTAACCTGTGCCTTCTGTTTGAAGAACCCCTGTTTGGCCATAAAGACTACGTGCCGTACTCGATCCCACCAGCAGCTTGCCGGAGCTGTCGATGCGGAGACGCTCAGCATTCACTGTCCAGAGTGTTAATGCATTACTTTGATAACCTATGTATCCATTTGGGTCGACACTGTTAACAAAACGTAGATATAAATCCGCGTTAGACGTTTGAAATGTTGCGGGCGTAATTGCGCTACCAGAAACGTGCAAAGATGTGCTAGGACTACTAGTCCCAATCCCCACGCGGCCGGTGCTGTCGATGCGCATGGCCTCGAGCATCGTGCCGCCTGCATTATTAACTGAAAATTGCAAATAACCAGCATAGTTGGCTGATGTGGCATTTACTTTGCGGCCTGCTATTTGTCCAAAAGCGCTTGAGCCACCTCCGGTCTGGCTGACCCCACCTAGGCTGATTGCACCACCAGTGTCGGCAGCGAGTGCGCTGGATGTCCAAACACGGAGGGCATTAGATCCGCCGCCGTTGTCGTTGATGGGGCTGGTAGCAAATCTGAGATCGAGCAGGCTTCCTGGGCTGCTTGTTCCGATGCCTACGTTGCCGGAACTGTCGATGCGGAGACGTTCGGTTGTACCGTCTGCAGTTCTAAACCGATGCTGGTTACTGTCAAAAACAGCTAAATTGGCAAGCGTTGGGTGCGAACCACCGTACAATTCAATGTTTGCGCCGTTTCCTGCGCCACCGAATATGGTTAAGTTTCCTGTACTGTTAGAACAATCAATAATTCGACTACCACGTATATTTACTCCAGCAACATCAACAGTTAGTGATGATGTGTCAAATGTGACTGTTTTTGTTCCATTAGAAGTAAAACCAGCAGACCCTGAAGAAAGACGGTAAAAACCTGTATCCGTATCTTGATCAAATGTAATAGAGGGAACAGTTGCAGTGCCGTCAGGGAAATTTGCTCCAACGTTGATGTAATCTGCTCCCGCTAAAATAATGCCGAAAAACGTGGCTCCTCCAGCTGGAGCATTTTTAAATACAATGTCTGTTCCTACAAGCCTAAAACCTTCTGTTGCGGTGTCGTCGGGACGCAAAACAACGCCGTTAACAGAAATCAAGCATTGTTGTGGGTTAATAGGAAACGGTACTGGAGAAGCTCCGCCGACCCTAAGTGGAAATGTTGTTGTGACTCCGTTAAAAGAAGCCCGAATATCATCAATGTTTAAGTAGCTGCTATAGGCTGCTTGAAGATTGTTACCAAGATAGGCCACGTTTTTGAGTCACACTTATTGTTCTATTGTATTTGTGGTTGACGCAGGTCGCCGTGTTATGGCGTTTGCTCTAGATAGCTTACAGAAATATCCAGGGCACTTGAAGTATCCGCACGTGCTCGCAGGATGTCATTTGAACTCAAGATAATTTTGTTACCGTTGATTAATTCAAGGGTAGAGCCGCCAGGAATAGGTGCGTTACGGATTAAGTAAACGTCGTCTCCGGTGCTTGTTACTAGATAAACATCTGCACTAGCACTTGATCCAACCTTATTGGAAATAAGAACGCTAAGAACTATAGACGTTGCTGTGGAGCCAATTGACAAAACGTTTGTTGTTGAGTTGCTTACCGCATCAGTAACCAAACTGGATTTGGTAGCCATTTTAAAAATATTGGCCATATTAGCTCAGAGCAACTATAAGCGCAAGGTTATCGGAAGAACTAAATCCTCCGGTTACAGAAAGATTTCCTGCGATAGATACATTACCTGGGATAGTAATTGCACCAGCCGCATCTGCTGTAAGTCTAGCAACTCCCCCAGTTACAATTGCAAATTGATCCGTGCCGGGGGAAATAAAACCTGTGTTCGGATCTCCAAAGAACTTTAACGCACAATTGCTTAAAGATCCTGGAAACAATGCAGAGTTGTTTCCATTTTCAAGCATAAGCGGATATCCGCCAGCTTGTGTACCGTCGTGAACAACGCAAACATGTTTTGTTGTATCGACAGTAACTTCACCGACAACACCAGTAAAATTGCTGGTTTCAGCTGTAGTGCCGCGTCGAAACTGTACTTGTGTTGCCATTTTAGAACTTTAAACCGGGCGCACCGGTAGCCGCAAACTACTTCTGAAATTCATTATAGGTTGTTAAACACTTTAGAATAGGAGAAAAAGCAAGCTTCGCGTGGCACCTGACACAATTATTGCAATCTTATCTGGTATCGCAGGTGCGGTCACTGGTTTTTCTAAGGCGTTGTCAAATTTTAATCAAAAAATCAATTCAAGGTTTGAGTCAATTGAGAAAGATTTGGACAGGCTTGAAGAGCGTGTTCTTCACGATTACGTTTTAAAAGAAGACTTTCTACGCGAAATTGAAGCCGTCCATAACAAGCTTGACAGAATTTTAGACTATCTCCTCAGTTTAAATAAAAACTGACTACACAGCCAACCAAGAAACTGTTGTGGAATTGTACATGAATAAACCAGGAACTAAATTGTCGTAGTGTAGCTGACCATCAATAGGATTTGCAGGCTTGCCATTACCCCTGGAAGCAACAGCTTTTGGAGTTTGCCAGCTAGTCCCATCAAATAATTTATGGATGTAAGTACTAGATGTGTCTAACCAAGATTCACCTTTTGAAAATGAAACAAATCCTGCCGCTGGCGTATTGGGTGCAGTTGCACCAATGTAAGTAGGGCCAACTTTAATGAGCCCTGTTGAAGGCGAAGAAGTACTATCAGCGAAGAACAAACCTGGATCGCCAGAGTTGTAATTAATTGCAACTTCACCAGTACCTAATCTGATTGGGTAAGGGCGATCATAAAGAACATTAGAACGACGACCGAGAACTTGAATAGCCATAATCAAACGTTAATGTACAATCCGGCATCAACCACTGCATCCTGATCGGTCAGCGGTGAGTAGGTGCTACAGTCAATTGTACTTGTAGAAGAAGCAGGGTCAACAGGATCCCCGTTTAAGTAAGAACCACTATCAACAAGACCTGACTCAAAATTTTGATTGTAGTTGATTAAAGGTTGATTAAGCGTTCCAAATTTAATATCGTTTATAAGGGTAGGATCTACATTTAAAAGCTTGCTAAGCATTGAAATCATACGGTTTGTTGTATTTAAAGGTTTACCACTGCGGTCTAATTGATTAGTGTAATCTTTTCGAATGTTGTCAGTTACCAACATAGTCAAAAGCTGCGGATCGTAATTTGCAACTTGTTGTGGTTGATTGTAATCACCAATAATAGGTTTGTTTCCGGACCACGGCATTCCTTTTTGTACAAGCATTAATCTTTCTGCTGCTTGTTTTAACTTCTCATTCTCTTTATCAAAGTTACGATAAAAAGTATCTAGATCGTCGCCAATAGGTTTATCACTTGGCTCAAGCAACCAGTTTGAAACATATTCATGTTCTCTTAAATTATTGACAGTGCAATAACCGCTAGTTGCATTGGAAAATGGGTAAACAATTACAAAACTGTCTTTGTTTAGAACACTTGTAATTGTGTACTCGCCTGATATAGCAGAGCCGCTTGTAAAATCAAGTTGAATTTTAGTGTTTGCTTCTAAGCCGTGATCTGATGCATAAACTGTAACGTTTGGACCGGTCTGAATATAACGTGCAGTTAAATCAATCTCCTGGTTTCCTTCATTGTGTTGAAGAGAAAACATTGCTGCATAAATGTGTTTGCACCAGCGCAACTGATAGTACATCAAGTTAGGATACGAGGTGCCTGCTTTATCTTTGTAATTTGGAAGTTGATAAAAATTGTTAATTGAAATATAACCTAAATCAGAAAAACTACCTGGAATGTCTCGGGTATCGGTGATTGTGCCGTCTTTATTTTGGGTTTGACCTGGTTTTGTAGACGTAATTGCAGTTACAGGAAATTTTCTAGCCTGTACTTCTTTGTACAAGTTATAACCAGAGCGACGAATGTAGTCTTGACAGCCGCACTGCCAACGTAATTCAGTTGTTAAAAACCTACCAACAGCAAAACCTCTGTGGGCTGGGACAATTGTTTCTGTAATACCGTTTGCAGTTCTTGCTCCATAGCTGTCGTCTCTTTGGAAAATAATTTCACTTGTTGTTACATCTACACCTGTAACGGTATATCCTACATAGTCATCGTACCTGTAACCGGGGATTAATCTGTTTAACGTCAAGTTACCAGAAGTACTGCCGCTATCAATTGTTGAAAAAGTAAGTTGAGTTGGCGTTATTACTGTAATCTCATATTGCCCAGAAGAAACAACTCCTCCAGTAATAGAAACAAAAACTTTATTTCCAGTTGACAACCCGTGCTGTGAAGAACAATTTACAGTAACAATTGAACCGGTTCTGGAGTAAGTTGAAATTACTCCTGGATCACGTTCTACAATTCGATCGGCAAGCCGTTCTCCTGCAAAAAGAAGGGCTGGCGTAGGCAAAAAACGAAGTTGTACTCTAGTTGAAACCCAACGAGTATCGTTAAATGTTGTTGAAAGGTAGTATTTTACAGTTCCACTTGTTGTTAGTGGAGAAGCCGAAGTCACCGTAAAAGTGTTTTGCGTTTTACTTACAACAGGAAGTGTTACGTCTAATGCGCCACCAGATTGAAAATCAAGATAAACGTTTTCACCAACCAAAAACCCATGGTCACTTTTGGTTACTGTTATGGAAGTACCTACTTGAGCGTAGCTTGCGTTTATAACTTCTCCGAGATAACGAACAGCAAGAATAGGTAAACCAAATTTGTAAAAACTAAATGAGTTGGTATCTCGCATACCAACAAACTGCCCGCCTGTTTCTTGATTTATTGACGGAAAAGTAAATACACGCGCAGGGATAAATTCTCCAGGGTACTGTTGATATGCACAGTACACTCTGTAATCTCCTCTGGATTTTCGTTCTGATGCAGAAGAACCTAAAACACTTTGGGTTATTGCGTATAACTCGTAACCGCGTCTCCATCTGGCCCAAAGAGAATCTTGATCGTAGTACTTAATTCGACTACGAACTTCATCTTTATCCGGCGTAAACTTAAACGGGTTTGCATCTAATGAATATGCAGGTGATTTCCGAAACTGTTTTGGATCTTCAAAACCACCAAAAGACTTTCCGTTGAAATTTAATTTAGCTGGATTTTTGAATCCGCTAGAATTAAAGGGCATTGTCTTGCATCAATAGTATCCGCCTTGGACACCTACATAGAAACCATTAGTTAGCGCAGTGGGACCGCTTACTGCTGCATAAAGAGCTTGTCCACGTTGCAACATTAAACCACGAATTTTAGGCGATGTCAGGCTGTTTGTACTTGTAAAGTTTGCGCCAGCCTGAGGAACTGGGTGGTTAATGAGAGGAAGAACGTTATTAGAGCTGAGGCTAAAAAACTGGTTATCGTAAGTTGCGGGGATGCTAGCAACAAATAAAGGAAAGAACTGGTTTGTATTTGTAAGAGTTGCTGCGTTAACAAGATAGAAACAAAAGTCAAGTGGCAGGTAAGCATTGACATTACCGGTAATTGGTCCTGAGACAGAGGCCGCTGTTGTGCCGGTAAAGGTTGTTAGAGTTACGGAAGTAACTGTAATAATTTCATCTGCTGGTAAGCTGCCAGAGCTGTAGCTGGTGTAATCCAGAACAACTTTTTGTCCAATCTGCGCGTTGTGACCAGCTGCAATTGTTACGGTAACTGTTGTTCCATTTGCAGAGTAAGTTCCCGTTGTTGGGGACTGCGCGTCAATAGCTGTGTTATTTCGTTTTGCGTATTGAAACCAAATTTCGTCAATGTATGCGCCACTGACAGATGTATCAGTTAGAGAGGAATCAACATCAAAAATTTTTGTAGCGTTGCCAACAGATGTCGGCACCAGTGTGGTAGAAAATGTTTGGCCCGAAGCAACAGTGACAAGAGTGCTTGTAGTTGCTGGACGATCAACCAGCATTGGTTGTTTATTTGAACTAGAAGACGACACTGCGTTTTACGTTTCTGATTTTTAGATTCTAGTCTAGGTCAACAGTTATGGCATTCAGTAGAGAAAGGGAACCCTGATTTCTGCTCTTCCTACATCAGGCAACGGCTCTGTGGATGGCGTACCAGTTGAGTTTATGAACGCTTGAAGGGCTTCTCCTGCCATACGCGCTTTACGAGGAGCGCCGGTCATTCCAGGCCCTGTACTGGTTGCAGATGGACGTTCGTAGGGAGGAGCGTTGCGGTTCAGTCCCAGGGTGTAGCCAAGTTTAAAGTCGCCTGGCCTTGCCACGGGAGGCTCATTTTTCCTACCCCAATCGTCTGGATGCTCCGTAGGCTGCACAAAACGATTAAAGCTGCTAAGACGTCGCATCTATCCCAACCCAAATGAGGAATACACGTTGGAAGGAGCAGCAGCTGATGTCAGCATTTTATAGATGGAGTTAGCTGAAAGAGGCGACTCTTTTTGTTGCTGAAGGTTTTCTTCAATAAAAGAAGTAAGGTAGTCTTTAGAAGATTTTTGTTTTTTTGGTTGAACGTAGAAGTTGTATGTAACGTTTGTACCAAAAGCGTCAGTTAATTGAGTTTGAGGTTGCGGTTGAACAGTTGTTTGCTGTGTGGGTTGAAGCTGAGTTTCTTTTCCTCCTTTGGTGTGAAGAAGACGAACTTCGTATCCTTCTGGGGTTGTAATGCTTCCGTACCCTTTGCCAGGTTTAAAAGTTCCTGGGCCCTCCCAGAACAGCTGCTCTCCTCCTGCAATACCGTAATCAATGCCCTTGTGGTCTGTTGATGCACCAGCCGTAGGAGCGACCCTAGGGCCGTAACCAGAAGTAATTGCAAATCCCGGAGACCACTTGTCTCCTTGTTGCCGATAGAGCGGTGTACGAGCAGATCCAATTTTTAAACGTTGTAAACCTGAGCGCCAAGTAGATGGATCAATATACTGACCGTCTTTAAGAACACGAACATCGAGATGTGGGCCAGTAGAAGGGAGAACGTCTTCTCCGCTTTTTGCTACATATCCGACGTGCATGCTGTTGGTCATCAGCTCATACCAAAACCAAAGTTCTGAGGAGTGCTGGCGGCGCCAGCAATTGCACTAGCCATGTCAGCAACGTTTAAATTGTTACGGCGACCAAGAGCTAAGGTTCGCATGAAATCCATGGGATCAACAGATTCTTTTTGGTCTTCATCTGTTAAATAAATGTTGTAGGTAATTCCACCTGGGGTTTGAGCTTGTCTTGCAGCTACGGGTTGTTGTGTAAGTTGTTGTGTGGGTTGCGTTGTTTTTGGAGTTGTGCCAAAAACTTTTTGTAGATCTTTTAAAGACTTGACCGGTTGTCCGTAATAGCTTTTACCGCTTTGCGTGGGGAACGATGCCCACTCCGGAGATAAAGCGGCCGCAACTTCTGGAGACAACCCTTCTTTTTCTAAACGTGCAAAACCACCAATTGGTTTTAAACGTTGATGCGCTAAGTACGTACCAGCAATGTCTTGCTCTTTAGGGCCAAAACCTTTTAGTCCAAGTTTTTTTGAAACAGATTGCCAAGTCGGTGTTAAAAATTGATAGGCTCCAGCGGCGGTGCTGGTGTATCCACCTGAACTGATTGCTTGATCTGGATGGCGACTTAAATCAGAAAACTTTTTACCACTGAACTGTGTTTGGTAGCCTTGAGGACCAGCTGTTCCTTCTGCGTAACGAATTGCGTTAAGCAGCTTTTGCACAGAAGGATTCTGTACTTGTTGTTGGTAAAAAGCTAGATCTTCTGCCATGACTGATGCAGCTGATGAGGATTTAGCGGAAGCTGTTGTTGAGCATAAGTCGAGTGCCAACAGCAACGTCAGCGGGGCCAGGAAGTGCTTGGATAAACTCAGCGCCTTCCCGATTAAACCGATACCTCGCTTGTTCAGGATTTCGGTAATTGGGGACATAAAGATGAAGGGCTAGTCGATCCGTCTCGTATAGATAAATTGCCGTCCAGGTTTTTAGCGTGTCCCTAAAATCAGAAGTTGCAATCGTACGATCAACGTCACCAGCGATGCTTTCAATACGATTACGAGGAACGGTGTTATTGTTCACGCTACCTGTCATGTCTGTGCGTTTTTCAGCCTCATCGCACCGACCGACCTGTTCGACAATCTTGCTATACCAGAACGAATCTGGGATGTTGTTGACAGCTTCCTCTAGCCGCGCTTGGTCACCAGCGGGGATGGATGTAGTGTTGTACCCCAGGTGCCAGCGGACCTTTGATTTAAGGAAGGTATCGAGTTGCATTAGTTTTTATTAATGCGTTTTTGGGTATCGCAGGCTATAGCTATACCCAGTAACACACTAGCACGCGCAAATTATCACTCTACGCGGACAAGATTTTCTTTAAAAATCTCATCCCAATCGACGCGTTTAATTGATCGGAGTTGCTCTAACTTCTGGAAACGTTCAGCTGGCAACGACGTTTGCAAGTCTTTAATGTCACGGGCTGTCTTAAGTCCGACGCCAGGGAGAGAGTCTGCGATCTGACGTGCAGTTGCTGTGTTGATATTGATGCGGACATCAAGAGGGAAAGTTTCCCGTGTTGTTGGCTTGGCTGGACGAACGCCTTCAGCTTCAAGCTGAGCAGTTAGACGTTCTTCCGTCCGAATTTTTTCGTTGGTGGCTTCAAGATGAGGCGTCAAGTCGTTTTCTTCGACATAGATAACCTCATCTTGAGAGTCCACACACATTAAGACACCGTCTCCGTGTTTAGAAACAACTTCAACGAGTCCGCCAGTCAGTTTGTATTGGTAGAGCATTCCATAGGAGTGACAACTACCAATACAATACCAACATTAACCTTGTTGCGCTACTGATCAGATGTCGTCGCCACCCACTTGGGAAGCAAAGTCAATCAGACCCTCAATGTCGCGCCAGGAGACGGCGGCTTGAGGACGAATGTAGTTCACGCGACACACAAGGTAGCCTGCACGTCCAGCATCAAAATCAGTTTGGCTGATGAAGATACCGGCGCCATTTACCGTTGTGGAGGTGATGGCAGTGGTGTTGAACACCTTGAAGGTGGTGTCCGAAGTTACTTTGTACATCATGCTGTTGGCAAGGTCGCCAGCAACAATTGTGCTAGTAACGCTGGACGGGAAGGGAAGACCAGCAGCCGTAACGCCAGACAGGCCCTGAGTAAACAGGGAGCTGGCAGCAGTGATGCTTGATGTAGCAGCGGCAAGACCGTTCAGCTGAGTAGCAGGAATACCAAAAGGTACGCCAGCGTTGTTAGGACCAAGAACCAGCAGCTCGGAAGTGGTACCACCAATGTTGGCAGTCACAGGATCAGCGGGGAAACCAGTAACTGTGTAGTCTTGGGCCACCGCGATCGACGCACCCACAACGTAGGTAGGACGAGCTGAAGAAGCTGGCACCACGAGAGAGGTGCGGTTGTCGCGCACACGGTCGTCAGGACGACGATCCGGGGAAGGCACGGTGATGTCAAAGCTCTTGAAGTTAGCTTTGTCAGCAGCAAGGTTGCTGATCCTGACGTAACCAATAGTTTCGTAAGCTTCAACACCTGGCCAACCAAACACACCCTCGCCGTTGTAACCAGAGAGGCGGTTAACCTGGTTGCCTGGTTGCAGAATTGCACCAGCGTTTGATTTATAAGTAGCCATTGTTAGTTACCTCCTCAAACGATGGTGAAAGCTGCGGTGACGAAGTCCTTGTTCAGGTTGGCAAAGCCAGCGTACAGCTGCCAAATCAAGATGATAAAGCGGCTGAAGTCATCGTTGTTGTTGATGAGAACCTGAGCGTTGGGGCCACCGATGCCCACGCCAACGGCCTGAGGACCGAAGAACAGAGCAGGAGGAGTGTTGTGAGACACAGCGCCGAGACCGTCGCCAGTGTCCACAGTGATGGACTTGTCAGCAAAGTTGGTGGACTCGAAGAAACGTACGCCTTCAAAGACAAAGCCAGAAGGCATGATCGGTTCACCAGCCACGAATTGAGCTTGGCCGTACTGACCGCCGCCATAGATGGAGGCGTTGGGAGCCATGGCACCCATAAGGGGGTTAGGCTGGCCCATGCCAGGGTAACGAGCCACTTCACGGAAACCTTGGTCAGCACGCAGATCCTTCATGAAAGAGGGATCAGCAATACAGCGGTAGTAACCGTCAGCAAAGACAGGCACATTGCGCTTGCGGAGTTGCTTGACAACTTCCAGAAGGTCAGTTTTGACGTTGAACTTATAACGCTCAGAAGCGTATTCTGTAGCGGAATAAGCAGTCAGCGTGGTAGAGCCAGTCTTGATCTTACCGTTGGGGTAGTAGTAACCACCTTGGGTGTCAGAAGAGGCACCACGAGCTTCCGATTTCGAAAACTCATCAAGGAACACACGATCGCGCCAGCGGCGATAGTCGTCTAGCAGGGTCAGCGAACCGATGGACTGGTGGAACATGTTAAGGTTCCCGGTGTCCAGCAGCAGACGCTGAGCGGTCATCAGAGTCTCACGAGCAATTTTGAAAGTGCTCGGGAGGTTGGAGTTGTTCGGGTCGGCAGGACCAGTGTACTCACGCAGAGAGACGAGCACTTTGTCCTTAACGATGGAGCGGCTATTAGCCGTACCAATCGTTTGGTCTTGGGTACGCTCACGCTGAGTTTTGGTGCCGGGGTTGCCCCAGAAACGGTACCGGTCTAACTGAACAGTTTGACCAGGCTGTTTAGTGAAGTCGTGGACAACAACAGGCTCGGCTGCCATTTCCACAATATAAGCCGGGTGGGGACGGTACAGCTCCGCGCCCAACAGCTTGGGAAAATCGTTCTCCTGATCTCCAGTCTCCTGAAGGGGTGGACTATCTCTTCACCCTGTAAGGGTGCCGGGCGCTAATGGCGTATTACGAATGAAGCGTCATTCACCGCCTAGTCTCTGCACCTTCCAACTACGTACTTAGTTGGCTTGGCTCAGGATTACCCTCGACTTGACGTTAGGGCTTCCCTGAATTCACCCGGTTTTCACTGATCAGTTGCCTGATCAGGCGACAACGTTGACTACTCAGCTAAGTCGTGTTAGGATTGGAATCAAGTTGTTTTTATACAACATGGAACCAAAACTTGTTCCTGGATTTGAAAACCTTTACTTGAGCTTTTCTGGGACTCCTTATCAAAAAATCAATGAAGACTTTGTTGAATTAAAGGTCAGCTCATCAAGCATGTACGACAGGGTTTCTGTTCTTAAAAATGAAAAGAAAGAAAGGCACCATGTACACGTTCTTATGGCTGTGACATTTTTAGATTTAGATTTAGCTTTACACGGAACCGGAAGTGCTTCTCTTCAAGTTGATCACAAAGACGGAAACAAAAGAAACAATTCTCTTGAAAACCTTGAAGTTGTTACAAAAAGAGAGAATTACGATAGGGCGTTAAAAGCTGGGTGCTACTCTAAAAATGGTTACGCCAGTAAAGGTAGGCCAAAGAAAACATTAAGAAAGTTTTCGGAGGATGACATTGTGCAGATTAAAGAAATGAGATCAGACGGTCTTTCTTATAGAAAAATTGCTGCTTACTTTAACTGCAATCACTTGGCCATTTATCAAATCTTAAAAGGAAAAACCTATCAGGATCTGAGTTAGCTATCGATAAACATGTTGGTAATTCAGCGTAAGTTTTAGCTGAAACCAGGATCTGGAGGATCCTTGGGTACAGTAGTTTCCGGTTTCCCGTAACCGCTGCTTGCCTGGAACTTCCGTCCCATTGAAAAAATTATAGCAACCCTTTATCAATCCAGATTATTTAAGTTCAGTAGTTGACCATATGCGGAGCATTGTGACCGGCAAGCATATTACCTGCTGTATATGACGTTGGAGCCATTGTACCGGTTGCTCGATAAGGATTGATGTAACCGTCTGCTGGTTGCAGTGAGATGGAAGAAGCTTGAACTTCAGGGTTAATTCCAGCGGTAGCACTCATCATGCCAAGGGCTGCTGCTGGATCTTCCTGTTGCGCAGTTTTTTTACGACCTTTTGATTTGCTAACTGCTTTTTTTGCTTTTGCTTTGTCCATCAGCGGTTACCTTTCTTTTGGGGAACGGGAGGCATAATACCCATGGGAAGTTGTCCACGCATCGGCATCATTTGTGACATCATCATTTGCTCACTGGCGAGCATCTGATCTTGTGTAATTTCTGTTGCTTTAACATTACGATCTGTAAACAAACCATGTTGTGGCAACGGAGATCCTGGAAGGTTTAACTTTAGGTAGGCAGCATCCAGGTTTTGTGCCATTGGAGGTTGCGGAGCACGAGGATCACCAACACCGGTTCCGTCACTCATCATTCGCACAGCAGCAAAATGATCTGTGTTACCTGCTTGAACCTGCTGTGCAAGATCGTAACCACCAAAACCAACCAATGAAGGTGAGCCAATTGGTCCGCCAGCTGTGCCAATACTGGCCAAGAACTGTTGCGTCCTGGCACCCACACTGGCTTTTTTTGATGCCATTTTTTTAGAAACAAAAACGGGGCAGCTATTGCTACCCCTTATTTTACAGTTACTATGTTTTCTAATAAACGGATTATATCAACAATCCGAGTATCACTCCATCACCATCAGCTTCTGACGGAAAGCATCGGGAGATGCCATGTTCAGATAGCGCCAGGCATTGGAAGGATCACGTTCGGCCAGAGCACCAAAACCGTTCCAGAAGTCAGCGGGGTTGCCCTGAACTTGGGGCTGCGGGGGAGCAGGCATTTCAGGACGCTGAGGAGCCACAGGACGCTGGAACTGTTGACCAACGGCTTGAGGGGCACGGCTGTAACCAATTTCTTCATCGGGCACCGGATAGGGGCCATTTTCACCGAAAAACTCACAAGTGTAGTCAGCCAGGACGTCCGGATCGGTCAGGATGGTCTCATAGGAGCGGTGCTCGTTAGAGAGTTCCTGGAGCAGACCAACAGCCTCAGTGAGCTGCTGGTTGGTAGCAATCAGAGCATCTTCTAACTGACACGCGTAGCTATTGAGAATAGCTGGCACGTCAGCACCGAAGTGATCAATGACCTGAAGACTAGCTTCGCTTACCCCGCTTGCGCGGAGTTGGTCCGGGCTGATTTCCTGCGAAGTTTGGGAATAACCGTTGGAGTAAGCCTGGTTGTTGTTGATCCCAGGCATAGAGGTCGGCATCCCCGCGTTGTTGTACTGGGGAACCGGTTGGGAATTGTAGTTGACCGGTGCGACTTGTTGGTTCGCGCTCGATTGTTGACCCTGGAACGGGAATTGGACGGGCGAACTCAGGAGCCCCACTACCCGGTTGAATGCCTCCTTGTAAGGGTTCTCCGATTGTGGTGCTGTTTGTTGGGGCGCCAGGGATTCCTGGTGGTAGTACGGTGTAGGGCTGGATTGGTAGTTGCTGACCCCCATCTGGGCCTGCATTTGCGGGGCTGGGGCCACCGCTTGCTGGTAAGGCGCCACCCATTGGGGAGACGTTGCCACCGCCGGGGCCTGAGCCGCCGTCTGTGCTACCGGAGCCGCGTAGCTGATCGGCTGGGTCTGGGATACTTGGGGTACCGATTGGATCGGCGCTGCGGTATCGGCCTGCATAGGTTACCTCTTTTTGTAGGCTTTCGAGAGTTCGGTAAAGGAAGGGAGTGAGATCTAATCTCGGATCCGCAGCCATCGGAAGATTGGGTTGCTGCGGATGTGGTGTTCGCATCTCTTGATTGATTAGATCAATAAATGCGGAGTAGGCCCTCTGTACTTCCCCTACCATTCGGAATGGGAAACCGGAGAGCATTCCCGCGATTTCGTCATCCGTTTTTGAAGGGAATAAATACTTCAGTGCTTCAATGCTATCAACACCTAATTCTTGTAGGTTACGAGTAAAGATAGATTGGTTTAATTTGTCCTGTGCAGTATCTTCATAAACGGGTCCCATCCAGCGCCAGTTAACTACCCGATCCCCGTCTGGCGCTAATCCAAGAACGCCATCAGGTACTTCTTTTGTTTCCAGGGCAGTGTCAATAGCTTTTTGAAGTTTTTTTTCATACGCTGCTTTTTGTTTGTCGTATTTAATTTGCGCAGCTTCGTCATTAGGATCTTCCGGAGGAGCCGGATATTTGATGCCGGAGGCGTACGCCAAAGACTTACGGAAAATCTGTTCCTCCTGGAAGATCATTAATTCAAAACACTTGCACACTCCATAGGTATAAAGTTGTAAGCATTTTTTCTTTGCAGTAGCACTTACGCGTCCATAAGCTGATTTAATCTCCGTAGCTGTTACATTTGTAATGCTAAGGTCATCGATACCACCTAAAGCAAGCCGGATCTCATTACGAAGTTGTTCGGAATACCGAGCTTGATCAGAGCTAACAGCATTGGGAGTAATGAAGCCAACACGATCAGTTGGCTCCAGGTTTGCAATGACTCGTGGTACACGCATGCCACTACCTGGACGCCCAATGTATCCAGGAGCCTGGCGACTTACGTTGTCTTGTTTGTACGTTGAACTTGAAAGAAAGAAGTCTGATTGGAATCCAGATTGACTGGAAATGCTGGGTCTCTGCGCAACATCATTGTCTTGGCTTTCAATAATGTCTTGCTTGGGGCGAGAAGAAAGAAGAGTAGGGTTGCCAAAGAATGAAAGGTTTGCTCTGATATTTTTAACCATTTCATCGTGAGCAAGAATTTGATTGGATAACCACTCAAATTCACCTACACCTTCTGTGCCAAAAGCATCGGGATTGTTAAAGACTTCAATGCAAGGAATAAATTCCATTGTATTGATTACAGTCTTTTTTTCGGTTATACCAAACTCCATGTTTGGCATGTCGAATGTAATTTCTTGTTCGCTGTGGAACTCTTCGATTTCTGTAGCGGTAATGCGAAGCCGCATGTAACGCTTATCCGTATTTAAACCAACACCCTGGAAGCCACGCGAAGCTTTAACTTTGTACGGATAAATGATGATAACTTCTTCTAGTTCACCTTCTGGAGAGTAATAGGTTCGATACGCGTCTTTATCAAACCAATAAAGGCGGTACGTTTTTTTGGTAGGACGTATATAGAAAAGACCTTTTCCGTAGCACAAGAATCGATCCCAAATGGAATCGAGCCTGGCATCGAGCTTGTTAAATTTGATGACTTGTTGAATGAAGTCAAACCGTTGAGTACCAAAATTATCTTGCTGCGGATAAAACTCAACTCCCTGACGCACCCCAAACATTTTCATTTGGGATAGGTGCGCATTAACCAGCATGGTGTCAGCCGTGCCGGTACCATCGCGGTTTACGACGGCTTTGAGGATAGCGTCGAGTGCGGATTTACTACTATCGCTCATTGCTGCTTAAGAGTCAGATTATTCTTCAATATCGTAGCCAGCGGAAAGCCGTTTGAGTGTGATGATGTCATCTTCAACCTCAACTTCAAACCTTTCATTTGGTTGAAGGGCCATGTCGTGGCACAGCTCATCAGGAAGAGGAATGACTGCAGAACCGTAAGCGTCTTGCTCCAGTTCTACATTGTAATAGCTGGTAGACATTGTGAGGGTGATTTCTTTAGTTTAAATCGTCAATACTCTAACTGCAGTGCGCCTCTGGTCATTAAGCCATTGCACAACCAAATTAACGCGTCAACGCAGTCGTCATGAGAGCTTACACCAAAGTTTACGATCTCATCTGTTAAAGCGCCAAATCTGCGAAACCTGTTAAAGATGATTTTACGCTGCTCAAACAAACCCATGATTCCTCTAAACCGCGCAACTTTATCCCCACGGAAACCTTTTACTGCATGCCAGTTCATGTTGTAAAGCCCGTGTTCGCCTAAACAAATTCGTTTAAAGTCTGCCTCCAGGGATGCTTGGTATGCGACGGCTTCTGACCAAATGTCAATGTGGCTTCCCGTTGGGAAGTATTGATTCTTATCTTTGTGGATGACGCCCCATTCTTCCATCATTTCCATTAAGGCTTCCAGTTTTTCTAGGTTGCCCATAATCCGGAGACGTTTGGAATCAATGATATGAATCTTGTCTCCGACACGCCCACCCATTACAAAAACGGTGTAGTCATTACGTTCTCGTACACCAGCGGAAAGATCGACGCCAACGCCAAGGGTGTCGAATTGTGTAGCGATGTTTCCTTTAACAATCAAATCTGGCGAAAGAGACAGCTCGCTGGTTTGAACAATTTGGTTTTGATACTGAAAGCTGAATGCAATGGGAGCTTGGCGACGCCTGTCTTGCAGGTATTCCAATGACCACATTTCGGGCCAGTATGATTCTTCGTCTCCGTGCTCATCTACGGTAATTGCTGATTGAACGATTTGGACCCAATCATTAGCTGGAGTAAAAGTACTGTTGTGAATGTCGTCGTGCCGGAAACGTGTGCCAAGGCAAATGGCGCGTCCGCCTTCAAACATAGTAGGAACAATAACTGAGTTCCAGTTATCTTCCATTGCTGATCGGATGTCGCGGTTTTTAATATCGTCGGCACTCTTAATAGCATCATCGATAATACACAGATGGGAACGCTTAGAGGTCACAGCACCTTTAAGACCAGCACAACAAACAGTGAATTCTTCTTCACCTGTTGATTTAATGCCTGCAAATTTCCAATCAATACTCCAGTATTCATTGGAGTTAATTCCTTTGGCAATTTTTACCATTGGAAAAACTTCTTTGTATGCTTTGCTTTCTTCAATAATTCGTTTAATGGCCGCGCTTTTGGGACGGGCAACATCAACGGTGTATGAGATATAGAGAATTTTTAACGGTTTTTTGTGCAGAGCGTGAACACCAACTGCCCAAGCAGTATAGAGACCTAAGATTGTTGACTTTGCTGAACCGCGAGGTGCCAGAATGTCAATGTTTGGTCCACCAATGCCGATTAAACATTCAGTGCTTTCGTTAGTACAGAGATAACGGTGCCATTCTTTGTGATGTCGTGCTGGCGGTTTGTCACCTACAACGTCACAAAAATAAGCAAAATCTGTACGTGCTCTTTCTATGTCAATATCTGTTGTTTTTTTAACAACGCGTTGCTGTGCTGCTGCACGAGCAGTACGACGGTAAACGGAATAAATGCTAGTGCCTGCCATGCCCGTAGCATAGCGTACTAATCCTCAGGATTCTTCTGACAAGATCTTGGTCCAAACACCCATGGAAGCTTCCTGGAGAGGACCTTCAATGGGATCATCTCGAAAGATGGATAACATTTCACGCAATGCTCGGTCTGCGCCAGCAAGGATTAAACCTTGTTTATCAAGCAAAACCTTTTCGTCGTTCAGTTGTTTAATTGAGCCACGCAGTTCTTTTTGGAGCATTGCAATTCTCGACGTGCCCATATCTTGTTTAACCATGCCCATGTCAATGGCATCGCGTAGCTTGGCGATGTCACTTTGCATAGAATCAATTTCGTCTTCTAAGATAGCGTTAAAGTTTCGTTTTTTGTATTCGTTTTGCGACCACTCATTGCACTCTACAATGCTACCTGTAAACCCGAGAAAACGGGCATACAGGTACATTTGAATTGGAGAAGATGTACGTTTACAAAATGCAAGAAAGGATTCGCGGTCTTTGTCGGTTAAACTTTGAATCCAGGTTTTCATGCACGGTATTGGCGTTGCGCCTGTTCGTAATCTCTGTTCTCTTTATAGCGCCTAAACATCTCTTGTTGCAAGTCAGTTGTACGTTGTTCACCTGCAGTAGTCTGGATTCCTTTACGCTGCTCTTCTCCAGAAACGCGAGTAGTTGCACGTTCTTGTTCGCCACGAGCACCAACTAAACGCTCCTCACCGCCATAACGTTCAGCTTGTGTTGCACGCTCTTGTGCTCCGGATTCCCTAAGCAATCCAGTTTCTCCTAAGTACCGTTCTGCTTGGGTTTGACGTTGCTGCGCTCCAGTAGCCCCAATTAAACGTTCTTCACCGGTGTACCTTTGAGCCTGTGTTTGACGTTCTTGTTCGCCGGCTGTTGCATAACCTAAACGTTGTTGCTCGCCAGTAACGCCAATTGTGGCACGTTCTTGCGTTCCACGGGCACCGACCAATCGTTCTTCGCCGCCATAACGTTCAGCTTGGGTTGCACGCTCTTGCGCACCAGAAACGCCGATTGTTGCACGCTGTTGTTCACCTGTTGCACCAATTAAACCGGTTTCACCAGCATATCTTTGAGCTTGGGTTTGACGTTGTTGTTCACCTGTTGCACCGATTAAACCAGCTTCACCGGCGTACCTTTGTGCTTGCGTTGCACGTTCTTGTTCACCGGCTGCTGCATAGCCGAGACGTTGTTGTTCACCTGTAGTTCCGATTGTGGCACGTTCTTGCGTTCCACGGGCACCGACCAATCTTTCTTCGCCGCCATAACGTTCAGCTTGGGTTGCACGCTCTTGTGCGCCAGCAGTTTCTAAGCCGGTTCGATATTGTTGGCCTGTTGCACCAATAGTTGCACGTTCTTGTTCGCCAGCGGTAGCTGTTGTTAAACGTTGTTCGGCGCCGGCACTTTGAGTTCGCCTGATGTCTTGACCGGTAAAAAACTCACTGTTAGTGCGATCAAGTTGGGCGCCTAACTCCATGTTTAAGCGTTGTTGCGCTGCCGCTACTTCATCAAGCGCACTTTGCGTACGTACAGCTTGAGTTGGTGTAGGAGTAACCGTTGGAGGAGGCGGCGGCGGATTATAAACGACGTTTGGGGGCGGCGGTGATGATGGTGATCCCATTGTCAGTTAGTCTTTTAATGTATTATAATCAGGCTGCTCTGCCGCGTGGAGCAAGACCTTGAGCGTTTGCCATGGCAGCTCTGTAAGCAGCGTTAGAGACGGCATCAAGTTCAGTGGCAAAACTACCAGAGGCTTGTGCTAGTTGATTTTGAGCTGAGGCTGCACGAGCCGCAACCGCAGAAGGGCTTTGCTCACGAATATTTAACCCTTGGGATCCGTAAGCAAGATCCATTGCACGCGTTTTCTGTGCAGTATCTAAAACACGTTTTTGAAGCGGGTCAAGCATTGCAAGGTTGTAAGCGTAATCATCTGCGCGTTGTTCACGTGCGAGAGCCCTGTATTTATCGTAAAGGCGATCAAGATTGGTTTCGCTAATTGGGCTTGCCGGGTCTGAATAAGTTGGGGGAGTTAAAACGTTAGAAGAAGGTTCTGCCCCAGGTGAATTAATACCGAAGTTTGCATATTGCCCAAGGTCAACAGCTTTACCGGTTGTAAAATCAATTCCTTTAAAGGAAGGAAGTTGCGTTTTTGATGGTAGTTGTTTGTATTCAGAGTAGTCTGGTGCAGCTCCTGTTGCAATTCCAGGAAAGTATTTTTTCCAGGCAGCGCTACTACCAAGCCTGGAAGTGATTGCTTCAAACGGCGTGGAGAAGTCTGCCATTATCAAAGATAACGATATTGGGTGCCAGCAATTTGACCAATATTAGCTAGTGCTTGTCCGGCTTGTGCACCAGCGATTTGTTGGCCTTGCAGTTGCATCTGGGATTGAGTGGCCAACAGGGTGCTTAATTGTGCAGCAGCAGCATTGCGTTGCATGTCACGTTGCTTAACAGCATCACTAGCCTGCAGTTGATAGTTTGCAAGACTGCGGATATTTTGATTGTTAATGTCTTGAAGCTGTTTTTGATATTGGAGATTAGCTTGCCAAGGGCCCAGGGGGTTTTGTTGCTCAATAAGACCGGGATAGCCGTATTGACTAATTTGTGGTACAGCACCGGTTTGATACTGCGGACCAGCACCCATTTCTTCTGGGTTAAAAGTTGCTGTGCGCCCTAGTCCAGCGGCACCGAGAGCGGCTTTGCCTGCACCACCAGCAACGCTTGCAGCTGGACCCGATGCAGCGCCTGCTAAGCCGCCGATAAGGGGCACTGCTGCGGCTGCGCCAGCAAGCGGAATTCCGATTTTAGCGGCGTTGCCAAGTGTGGACATTAACTGTCCTGTCTGTGTACCGGCAAACGCTGCTCCCGCCGGTCCTGTCATAGGAACAGCAAATCGTCCTGCTGCTTTTTCTGTAACACTTTTAATTCCTTTGCTGCCAAGACCGCCGCCAAAATAACCAAGACCGCCACCAAGCGCAGCTTTACCTAAATCACCTTCTCTTAAGCCAGGGGCTGCACCCATTGCAGCGGTTACGTACGGGAGCGCTTGCATAGCAAACCTTCCAGCACCAAGTAAAGCAGGCAGCATGATTTAAATCCTCTTGTTTGTTATTTTAAATGAGATACGCTTTAGCCAAACCAAGGTGCAGCACCACCTGCAATTGCTCCTGCAGGTCCGCCAGTTAAGAAACCGCCGACACCGCCGATTATAGATTGACCAATGGTTTCACCAAATCCTTTTTTACCAGGTGTACCTGGAATGTACATTGGTGCTTGTTGTTGCGGGTAAACAACATTTAATTCCGGAGACAAGTTAAACGCACCTCCAGACATAGAGTTTCCAAAAGAAGGTCCGTTTTCCCAATTCCTGTATTTGTTATCATTGTCAGCGGAACGACTTTTTAAAAACCCAGAAGCTAGATCAAAAGCTTGTTTCCATTTGTTGCCGCTGTCCCCAGAAGAGTATTTATAGTTTGACGAACCAAAGTCTCCTGTGAATCCTCCTTTGGGCTTGTAGATATAATCGTCAGTAAAGAAACTGCTAGCCATTTTATTTTACGTAAGGAGTTAATTGTTGCCAGTTCTGTGCATTAGGTTGGCCCAGGGCTTGGGCAGCTTCTTGGAAGGATCCGTGTTTATGCTTTAGGTATTCTATTGGCTCTTCTTTTTTAACACGACGCTCTGCTGCTTTTTGAAATGCTTTTTTGGTTGCCATACCAACTGCAGCGGCAGTAGCTGCTCCAGCTGCAAGCAGAGCTGTATCAGTATGTTTTCCTAGTTTTTCTGCTATTTTTTCACCGATAGTTGGCACTCTAGAAATAAGTTCTTCTCTGGAGCCAGTCTTAAGTTCAATTGAAGGGCTCAGTGTTTTTGATAAACCTTTAATTGCACCGAGTCCAGCGGCAGTACCGAGTACTGCACTTGCCGTAACAGGAACACCTTTGATTCGAAGTTCAGGATCATTCAGTCCACGTGCGGTTCCTTTTATTGCTCCACCTAAAGCAGAAAAAGATTGCGTTTCAGGATCAGCCGAAAAAAATTGACCAGCTTTTGGCTTCATTCTTTCGTAACGACGATATGCTGAATATGTAGACGGAAGAACATCTGGACGTTCTTCTTTGAAATCTTTATAAGCAAGCAGTTGACTTTTCTGCCCTAGCAGATAGCGCATTGCTGCTTCACTTGCTGGAGAGATTGGGATTTTGCCTGACGGGTCTTCTTCTTTTGAAACAGGAGCAACTGCTTTATATCCTGCGGGACGAAGACCTTTGTGTATCGGACCCACTTGACCGCTTAGCATACCAATTGCAACAGGAACTGCTGCAGCCACAGTTGCCCCAGCGAGGGGGCTGTCTAAGCCAAGCCTGGGCCCTACGTATTGACCAACATCACCAACCATGCGATGCATGTTTGTAAAACGCCAAACATCTTTTCGTGTTTCATTTGTTAGGGCATCAAGTGCAGCTGCGGCTGTAACTCCTGCCGGTCCCATGCGACCTGAATCAGTTACAGTTGTTGCAGCTTCTTTTACGCTACCGTACGCACTTGAATAGCGTCCCCATGGTTTACGCTCAATTCCTTCTTGCATTTTGTTGACAACTTGCCCTGCAAAACGCTGTACAGCTTGTGCGCTGTTTGTAAGATGGTTAAGCGTTGTATTTGGATTCATTACCTCAAGATGTTGCGAACCATTTCATTTGCAGTAGTGGACGCATCTTTGGAGCTGTGGTGATACATGAAAGTTGGCGGACTATAGTTACGCGCGTATGCTAATTGAATTTGGTTGTTAACTCTTTGTTGTTCTTCAGCGGCACGCATTTGTTGCATTGCATACAACTGGTGAAAGTTAGCGTGGTTTTCTTGAACAACTTCAGGATCAATTTGATTTGCAAATTGAGCTGCTGCTGCGCTACCTAAAATACCACCGGTTGTTGCAGCAGCAAACGCAGGCGTACCAATAGATTGCAATGCTCCAGAAACAGGAACATTTACAGCTGAGTGCACGCCAGCGTGAATTAAGGATTGAGGAATTGATTGGGCAGGACGTTGACCAACCATCCGAGGAACGATCTGTTGTGCAGCAGCACCTAACGCAGCTTCAGTCCCGATTGCTTTTCCAATCTGTTTAAGACTGGCGGGATCAGTGAAGTATTGCTTTAAGGCGCTGCCAGCTGTACGGATTGATTGCGGGATGTTCATCCGATTTGCGTTCCTGATTCTCCGGGGAATTTACTTGCAGTTTGCGGACTTCTTTCGGAAGATCCTGCAGTAGCGTCTTGTGAGGAGATATACCTAAGTTTATCTGGACCTACCCTATCTTCTTCTGAAATTAAACCTCTTTCAACACCTTGGAGATAGCGATTTAAAAAACCTTGTGCAATAGTGTTGTCTGCTGGATCTTTAAAGTTGGGTTGACTCGTTCTTGATGCGTTATCAATCTTTACTTGAGATTGATCTGCAATGTCTTGAAAAAATCCGTTATCATAAAAACCTTTGTAGTCAGGGTTTTTATCTAGCTTACTTGCAAATGCGTTCTTAAATTGAACAGAGGCGTTTGGCCCTAGGGTTCCAGCATCTGGGTGGAAGCCGGATCTCCAAGCTTGGTCAGGAGGAGACGTGTAATCTTTTGAGAACGGTTGTCTCACTGTTCTTTTTTCTTACGGAGTTTGCTTAAGGTTTTAGCAAGATTTGCTTGACGAACAGTTTTTTCGTCGTGTTTTTCTGGGTTAGCAGACACCTCGGCTGCATATTCTTTAACGCTTTTGCCAGCCGCTTCTGCTTTTTTGGTAAAAGCGCCAGGGTGTTTAATGGCGCCTTGAATCCATTTCTTATCTTCAGCCATGGTTGGTAATCAGAAAGGAAGAGAGTTTACTCTTTTGGCAATGCTGGCGGCAATTTGCATTTCAGGTACAAACGTAGAAGACCGTTCAAAACGCCTTACTTTGTCTGCGGCTTTTTGCGGAAGCCAAGCTTTGGCCATTTCAAAGGCTAAAGTCTTTACTTCGCTAGGAGTTAGTTTACCATCGGCAACAGTTTGGATGGCAAGTTCAAAAGCTGTATCAACTTGTGACCCTCTCCAGCCGTGAAGGTTTTGGTCAAGGATTGGGTCAATAATGTTGTAAGCTTTTTGGACTAGCGGGCCGTAACGAAGCAGTAACCTTGCTCCTCTGGTTTTATTGATTTGCATAGTCAAACCAGTAGCTGCAGCACCGATAGCAGCCGCAATGATGGGTTCCAGTAATTCCATGACAACCTCTATTTGTTTTTAATTTAGCAGAAGGTGTCATTAGGACACCGAACCGAGGTGTTACCCTTGGTTTTGTTTCAGAACGGAACTCCGTTGTATTTGGTGTAGTCAAAGTGTGTTATACCAGGCTGGACCGGTTCATTTTCAACATTTAGCGATGGCTGATAAACAGCAGCTTTGGAAAGAGCTTTTTGCATTGCAGCGCGAAGATTCCGACCAGGGCGGGTGCCCATGTATTGTTCAGTAGCAACAGCTTCTTCCAGTGCTGGAGTAGAGCGAATTTGCGGTGCTACGCCTGCGCCAGGAATTACGAGCTGGGTTGGCTTGAATTCACGGTGAGTCACAACTGTTGCAGAAGCGGGCTCAAGTTGAATTGTTTGAGCAGCACTATTACTTTGCAGATCAGCGGGATCTCCCCAAATCCCAGCATGGATATGTGCACGCAAGAAGGATTGTTCTGCTGGTGTTGGAACACGCGTTGAAATTTTTTCCATTCTGGTTTTGTATGCGGTTTGAGGATTAACATTTTGCGCAACGCCAGATGAAGCAATTAACGAATTAATTTTTGCTTCACGTGCACTACCTGGAGTTGGTAACGGCGTTTGTTCATCAGGATCTAACCAAAAACCTGTTTCTCTTTCTGCACGTGAAAAAGCGGGGCTTTTGTCAAAACGTGTTCCAAGAGTTGATCGGGCTCCACCACCAGGGCTTTCTAATGCCCCTGGCGCATAAACTAATCCTTCTGGAGTTTTAGCTTCTGGGAAAGCAGCAAGCAATCTTTCACGTTCAACGGGATCAAATGAAGCACGGTTAATAACGTCTGCGGAAATGCCTTTAAACGTACGTCCTTCTTTACCCATAATGCGTTGCGGTTCAACTGTTTCACCTGAAATAGGTACAACGGAACCATGTGCAATTTCGGCAAGTCCGACGTCGCTGCCGGTCAAAATTTCTCCTGTATCTTTATGTCTGTAAAGAACAGTTTCTAAATCAAGCGGTGAACCAGAACGTGTGTGGCCATATTCAGATTCAAGTGATTCACGACGTCGTCCAACGCCACCAACTTCTTGGCGGCCAGCGCCACCAGCTGCACGCATGCGATACAACTCAGGGGTTGCAACTGCTTTTTCAGCCGGAACAGCGGACATGCCTACAACATCGCCAGTTGTTTGGCTGACGATAGGAGCCATTTTTGTTCCTTGTTGAATTTCTTCTGGGATGGAGAAAAGAACAGGCATATCTTTTGCTCGATTTAAACGAGTTGTTGCTTCAGTCCAATCACTGTGCGCATCCATTAAAACTTGTCGTTGCGCTTGAGGAAGTTGATTGAACATGTTGTTTGTAATTTTGTCAGTCGGTTCTTTTCCAAACTGCTTTAAAATCCCTGCTTTTACATTGTTTAGTGTAGTCTGCTTGCCAATTGCAATATTTTCAAGAGCTTGAACTTGCGTCGGGTTTGTTGTTATAAACTCATTTGCGCTAGGTTCGCCAGCACCAACAACACCAAACGGTTTAAAGAAACTTTTTGTTGGAACAGTTTCGCCGCCAGGGAGTGTGACATTCAAGGGAAGCGCACGTTGTCCAGCCGCTTCTAACAGCTTAGGATCTTCTGTGATGTCGTACAGACCTGTAACTTGTTTTAAGAAAGTAAGTGCACGCGGGTCTGTTTCGGCTTCAAGTCCTGCTGCTTTACGTTGTTGAGGTGTACCCTCAATTTGCATCTTGAGTGCAGCAAGTTGTGGCGCTGCTTCTGCTAAACGTTCTTGCCTTGCAATTTCACGTTGTTGTTTTGCTTGCTCGACCCAACCAGCTTTTCCTCCCAAGTAACCTTGAACTTTGCCGAGAACGCTTTGTTCGCCAGCGGTAACAACACGTGGATCAATTGTGCTTGATTGACGCCAAATTTCACTTGCAGGAGCATACTCTTCTCCGCTTACCAGGGAAGAGTAACGGCCTTCGGGATAAACTCCTTGTGCTTCACGTGTTGCAATAGCAGCTTCAATATCTCGTGCGCCAGCTAGACGTGTAACTTTAGGTGTTAAGAATGCGCCAGTAATATCCCGTTGCTCTGCAGGACCTATTTCACCTGGATAAAATTGTTGTTCAACTGTAGCTGTTTCCCGGCTTGGACCTTCACCTTGGATACGGACTAAACTACGTCCGCCTAATTTAGGTGCAGGTACTTCCCCGTGGTGAACAATTCGACCGGAGCCAGAATAGCCGATGTTTCTTGCGGGAATGTCTAATTGTTCTTTGACTGTTGGGTTTAAATCTGATGTTTGTTGAAAAGGAGAATAAGTAGGAACAGCAGGGGTGTA